TCATAATGTTCAAATAAAATACGAACGGCGATATTATCAACTTCACTTTTTACCCGACAGGATATAGTTACATACTTTTCGTCCCCTGAAGTATCAACCCCTCCGGCACTCGAATACAGTCCGATAATGGTATGCGCTTTATTTGTACCAACAATCGAATCCCGTACGACAAACCGGCCATAATTAAACCCAAAACTATCTGTGCCTGTTTCTGTAACGTCCAGTGAATTTGACTTATTCCACTTCGAAGGGTCTGTACTGTTTATTAACAGGTTTGTGCGCGTCCCCTCAATCAGTAATCCTTCGCGTTCAAAACGTGGCTCATTAATACCAGCCACAGTTAAAACACCTGATTTGTTAATGTAAGTAGCAGTGCTTACGCGTGAGAAAGAAACAACTTTATCTGATGATATTGTTTTTTCTTCCCCATTAATGGTTACTTTTTTAGTACCAGGGCCGTAGCCCGTGATCATATCGAGAGAATCGTTAAACGGTATCCATACGTCCGGCAGCGGTTGCAAAACATACGCGTAAGGCTGTGCGGTCTGATTGGCGTATTCGTGGGCTTCGTCTCTGTATGTCTTAGCTGAATCGGCTGCGCTTGTCGCTGTTGTTGCAGCGTTGGTTGCAGTGGTAGCTGATTGTGATGCTAATTTTGAGGCTGAAATCACATCTTTGTTGTCGCTAAAAAATTCAACTGCGTCCGCTATTTCTGATTCTTTGCCCTGATAGTAACGCAGTGTTTCGGCGACATCCTGAGCAAGACCATCCACAGAGATCGAATCTGAAAGCAGGATGCTAAATTTAGTTCCAGCCGGAATAGCCGGACTTGCCGCAGGAGTTACCGACAAACTTGTTGCGCTTTTTACCTTTGTGATTGAAAAAATCTGCACCGGATCGCTAATGGCAATAAGAGTGCAACCCACTCTGATCAGAGATAATGCGGCGTTGAATTCAGTCCCTGCCCCGGTAACTGTGTTTCCGCTAACAGCTATAGTGCCTGTTGTGTAAATCATCGCAATAACTCCGTTTTGTTAATTAACTAAACAATTCTACCATTTTGTGATCTGTGTTACACTTTGGGCTTATACATAATGTGTTTTTTGATCTATATCAACATACGAAATGATAGCTTCTGCGGTGATTTGCTCATCGGATGGGTGGATCATCACGAACAACAAATGACAGTAAAACAAACAGTAAGGTGAATACAATGAAAAAACTAATTGTTGCTTGCATCTTATCAGCTCTGTCTTTTGGTGCTTTTGCTTCTGTAAATTCGACAGATAAGAGTGATGCTGGCACTGCTCAATATGGTGATACTGGCCTTGATAACCAACGTTCGAGTTATTTCAATACTGACTCATGGAAAGAAAAACAACTACAAGGTAAAATTATTGACAGTGAATGTAATTTACCTATCCATTTTTCTGGTGTAAATGATGGGTGTAAAAAATAAAAACAATGCATAAAAAAAACGGGGCTTATGCCCCGTTTTTTATGCTGTCGTTGATGTTCTAAATGATCCGGTGCCTCTTGCTACTATCATTGTTGGAGAATACAACGCGGTACAATATGCGTATCCTTTAGATGATGATGTTTGAGGACAATATATTTTCCCGATAATATCTGATGCTTCTAAACCAGAAAAAGCGCATTGCACTGTTAATGTGCATCCACCATAAGGCACGTAATATGAAATTGTTTTGTTTTTATCTCCGCAACTAAACGTTACGTTATAAATGGATCTATATTCACCAGACATTAATGAAATAGTCGCCATAAGCATAACTGATTTCGTCAATGCATTATCCGTGCTGTCTTTATATGTGATGGTTGCGCTATAACTTTCGTTATGCCCAAGCACTCGATCTGGACCAACCCCCATGTTAGCAACGTCACCGACAAATGACTTTGCCTCTACTGTACCTTTAAACTTCCCGCTTGTGGCCTGAATCTCACCAGTGAATTTACCAGATGTTGCGTACACCGTACCGCGTACAGTGACGTTGTTGAACTCCGCATTGCCGTTTTTATTTAGCATCCAGCCATCCGAACCAGCTTTATAGTTGGTTGACTGAATTTGCTGCGCAATCTTCGCGGTAGTGATTGATGCGTCTCTGATCCACGCATCACGGATGTAGCAAGCACCGTTAGTAACATAGAACGGGGTCTGATAGGAGCCACCTGCCGCAGTCATAAGCACGAAACTGTCAACGAGGAAAATACACCGCGATTGAACGTTAGTCCCGCTACCAGTAAGGCCGAGCGACATTCCTGTAGCGTATTTCATACCGTTTTTATCAGTGGCAATCTTAATTGAATATGACGCATCAACGTTACCTTTGAAGTCAGTCAGTGCTTTTGATGTCGTTTCTATCGCCGTTGTGTTTCCGTTAATAGTTACTTTCAACTGGTCGATTCTGGTTGACAATGCCTCGTCTGCCGTTGCCATAGCCTGTGACCATTCCGTGATGCTTGAGTTTACATCGTCGAAAGATGCCGAGATCTGGCCAAATTTTTCCGCGCTTGATGTTTCATGCGTAGAAAGTGCAGTTGACACTTCGGATACTTTCGAATTAATCGTACTGGTAAGCGATGAGTTAAGGCTGCTGATTGCGTCAGTGCGTGCATTCTTCTCATCTGCGATCGCTTTATCCATCCTAGTTACGTTGCTTGTCACCTTGCTATCGAGCGTGGAAATTGACGCATTAACCCCGCTAATAGCTTCTGCGCGTGTGCTTGATTCGTCAGCGATAGCTTGATCAAGACGGCTAACACTGGCATTTGTGTTATTTTCAAGCGTTGTTAAATCAGCTTTAACCTCTGTTATTGCGTCGCTTCTTGCCTGCGTTTCATCTGATATTGCCTTATCGAGGCGCTTAACACTGGCGTCAGTTTTCTTGTCAAGCGTTGAGATACTTGCGTTCACGTCGCTGATAGCCTGAGTACGCGCACTTGTTTCGTCTGCAATTGCCCGATCAAGACGGTTTACGCTGGCGTCAGTTTTCTTGTCAAGATTGCTTATTGAGGCATTTACACCGTTAATAGCTTCAGCGCGAGCGCTGGCCTCGTCAGCTACTGCGCGTTGCACATTAGAGATCTGACCTTTAAGGTTTGTGTCCATCACATTCATTTCTGCCGTGATGGTTTCCAGTGATTCCGCTGTCGCTTTTTTCTCTTCAGCGATAACGTTGTCAATGCGGTCAATTTCCGCTTTCGTCTCTGTCCTGCCTTTCTTGTACTGAGCGGTAAGAGTTACGCGAGTGTTAGTCTGTGCAAGCGAGTTATTAATAAGAGCAAGTGAGGCGTTTTGCAGACTTGCTTTTGCTTGCGCCAGTTCGCTGCCAACTTTTTCGCTAGACACCTCCAGCGAGTCGATTCTCGACTCATGCTGTCCAATATCATCGGAGTTTTCCTTAACTATTTTATAAAGATCTTCCGTTTCTTTTTTGAGCGTATCAGTATCAGCTTTTATTGATCCTGTTTCTATGGTTAGGTTGTCAGTAGCAGTTTTAAGGTCATTCGTAGCGCTTTCGATAAGATCAGTGCGGTCGCCTAGATCTTTAATGTCACCAACCATTTCTTTAAATTGTTCGGAATTCATTACGTCTTTGGTGACGTAATCGGTAATTTCATCAAAGTTTTCTGTTGGCTTACCTGACGCTTCCACAAAGTCAGACACACCAAAAGCGTTACGCGCGCGCACATAAACGTAATATGTGTGACCTGTATTCATGCCGCCAAACGTCCACTGATGACCACGCCCGGTATATTGTGCTTTAGTGGTTATTGATGCCGGATCAGTGATCTGCGTTTCACCTGAGTAATAAAACTCGTAACTGGTATCAGTGGTGAGCATTGTTCTGCTGATCGGGTAAACTGTAGCCTGGAATACACCGGGAACCCAATTAACGCCAACTGGGGCCGCTGGTGCGCCAATAACCAGATCGACAATGCTTTCCGCACCCTTCATGCCCGTGTCATTTCTGCCACGAATGCCTAATGAGTAGTTGCCAGCATCAATGCCATAAAAATCATAACTGTAATTCGTGGTTTCGTAGCTTTTAACTACAGCGCCTTCGGCGTTATACACGCGAATCTCAAAGGTCAGGCGACGCGTTGTCGTCTGTGTTTCCCATGTTGCGCGACATTGAACCGTTTCAGATCCAACGTTTAACACCTTCAGATTTTCAATGTTCGGCACGCGGAAGTGATTAAGCGTGTCGTTATTGATCTCGAAGATTGCGCCATTATCGACTTCGGCCTGCTTATGTGGATCATGCTGTGCGGCCTCGATGGTGTATACGCTGTTATTTTCTGTTTCTGCTACACTGGTGATTCGACATAAAACGGGTTTTGCTGCGTTGGTTGATACAGCAAAAACAGTGCCGTTACGAATCCACGCCGGGGCGGCTGCAAGGGTGATAATGTTCCCGTTAACTCCGATGATCTGGTGTTTTTTAAATTTACCATCGCTATCAAGTAAGCTGATGGTGTCGCCAGCCGCGATATATTCAGAATCAACCTTGTCGACCGTGATCGCTCTGCCATTGTTCGCCACGATGCGACCGCCTAAACGAGCGCCTGCGCGATTATTATCGAGGATCTCGATTATATCCCCCGGCGTAAAGTGAATGGCGTCACGGGCCATTTTAAATGTGAATTTTGACGGCTCGCGTTTCGCTGTTTCGATCAGCCATTTACCAGCGCGGTGCGCTTGCCCGCGTGAAGTGCAACCGAACGCCTCCAACGTGGTTTCGTTATAACCATCACGGGCGATTAGTTTATCATCTGCGACATATTCTTTTGATTGCTCCCAGCCGTTTTCAGGGTCAGTCCAGGATACGATCACGGCGTTGTAGCATTCTGCGCGTGCGATACTTGAACGAGTAAACGCGCCATCAACGACGTTTGCATTTGTGATGGTGGCGATTGGATCTTGTGGCGCATCAATCATCACGGTAAGACGTTGTCCGTCCCATAACGCGATACCACGGAACATACCTGCGATGTTATCCAGTAGGTCGCGGGCGCTCATTTGCTCCGTAATGTAAGCGTTAAGCGTCATGCGAGGTTCAAGGCCACCATAGCCATCATCAACCAACTGATCGCAGTATTGAGAAAGCACGTACAAAGCGCCATCATCAACATCAATGTAACCAGCATGTCGAGCAAGTCCAAAGCGCTCGTTTTTAACCAGATACCGGAAAAGCCATGCAGGGTTATTGGTATACGCCTTTTTAAATCCACCAAGCCATAAACCTGAATATGTGCGCGTTTCAGGGTTGTAGTTGTCAGGCACATCAACAATCAGGCCGCGAAGGTGATAGGTGCGGGTAGGCGTATCAGTATACTGATCATGGTCAATTACGGCGCCAGCTACAGCGGTATGAGGATAAGACAGATTATCATCTATTATTTCGCTGTAACTACTCCACCGCGTATCATTCCGCAATAGATCGCTGTTGCTGTCTGGTGTTGTGCGACGAACGCGAATATCAAACGGTTTTTCATCCGGCGCTTTAATGATGTGAGCTTCCAGGTATTCACCGCTTTGTTTACCAGGGCCAATGTGTATGTCTTTAATCGGCGACCACGTAGAAGATGATGACGGTTTAACATCAACCATCAACATGACGGATGTATTACATTGATTGCCCTTTTCATCTGACTGAACGAGAGCATCAACACCAAGATTCAACCTGACGCGGGTAACGTTTGGATCTGAAACAGTCCTGATTATTGGTGTGTCGTGAGTTACCTTTGCGTTGACAATAACGGTTGACTCAATGGCGTTAAAACCATTAATCGGCGATTGGTCAGCCGTGCCGTTGCGCCAGGCTATACTAATCCCCGGAATTGATGTATTCCCGTTTGCGTCAGTAACAGGAGTGTCATTAAGCATCACGTCATTCAATGGCGCTTTCTGGTTTACCGGACCGTATATCGGCCCTTCGCTGAGAATATCTAAAACACGATAAAACTGTTTGTGATACAGGTTATCGTTCAATAATGTTGGTGTTTTGGCTTTGCCGCCGCCGCTACTCATGGTTTTTCTCCTGTTAACTTACAACGTCTAAGGCGTCTTTATTGTTGCTTGTGTCTATGCCTAACGATCCGACGTTTGAACCTATTTTCATTTCACCTAATAGTATTGGCACTGGTCTACCCTGGCCCACCTTGTTTTCAATGCTGGTGTAGGTGTTGTTCGTTATGGTGTTATCTTGTGCGCTTTCTGCCGATGTTTTTATCTTCATGTTGCGGGACATAAAGATTGAGAACGCAACGCTAACCACCGAAACACCAATCAGGATCCAGCCTACAACACCAATCCCAGCAATACCGCCTTCAACTACTGGCGCAATAATGACGGTAGTTCCGTCAGGGTATTTACTATTAACCGCTGCCGGGGCCGTCTTTTCGTTATAATCTTTCCCGGCAATCCGTAACCGCAAAGGTGTATTTAAAAAAGCCTTCTTGAACTCCTGATTCTGCGCGGTCAATAGGCTAAGTCCTTGTGCTGGCGTATCAACGTTTAAACACACTTTGCCGTAATATCTTCGAAGATTGCCCGTAAATCTAAATTTGAGCATTTGTCAGATCTCCATATTGAATGCGTTTGTCGAACATACGCGGGCCGCATTTGCTCGCGGCGGCTTAGCAGTCCGGCATTGTCATGATGCAAAACAGTGTTATCGCCCAGGTAAATCATCGCGTGACATGGGTCAGCACCCTTGAACGGCTGGCGAATAATCACGTCACCAGGCTGAATGCTTTGCGCATCAACCATGAAAAACCCGTTCAATGGCAGGTTTTTTATGTACAGGTTTTCCCCACGCAGCCACCACCCATCGTGGCGTTCAAAGTCAGGCAGATCCACGCCGCAAAGGTGATAGGCGTCACGAAAAAGCGAGTAGCAATCTGTTTTCCCGTGTTCAAATTTACGGCCTAACAGGTGCGCCACCGGGCGGAATTTCCTCACCATGCCACCGGAACATAAAAACCACGGCAGGCCGGAAATAACCTGCTGTTGTCGATCCCGTGCCGACAATACCGGAATATCTTCAACGTGAGAGTGGAAAACGGCTGTTATAACGCCCAATTCGTCAGCTTTGATATAATCGTCAGGCGAGATTTTAAAGCTGTTGTGCGGCGTTTCAGACACGTTAGCGCACGGGTAAAAATAATCGTTATCTATCACCAGCCCGCACACTTCCTCGCGCGGGTGGGCTGCTGCATAGCGAATCATTTTATCTTCAAGTGCCATAATCAACCCACCTTGCTCGATCCTGGGAAACATGAAATTGGTAACGGATTCGGGCGCGGGAAACGTAAACGGCAACCGCTCAGGCGGTGGCTGCATTTATCCAGCTTTGGATCGCTGGTCGATTCGTCTTTATCAGTAGCTACAGGGCCGCCACTGTATCCGCAACCGTCGCCGCGATATTGCCATTGGCAAACGTCAGCAAGGATTGTGCGCCCTGGGATAACCGCCTTGTCAGCATCAATTGGCGTTGACAGCTCATATTGCACCTGGTCGGCTGTTTCTTCGCTCATCGCCTCAACGACGTAAAAAGACACCGCCTCGATAGACGGATCTGCATCCGGGTTGCCGTTGGGGAAGTTGATGGCGTCCAGGTATTTTACTTCCACCTGGCGGCGTGTAACTTTCATTCCTCGCAGGTCGTTGAAATCGTTATTCATCCCAGTGATTAGGCCGCCAATGTTGGCTACAACCATTTGCGGGCGTGAATAGACACCCTCGTTTTTCATTTCGAAGCCAGTGGCCTCGATAGGGTAGCTGTTGTAAGCCACCCCCTTCCAGATAACCGGGCCGTAATGGCCATTCACGCCGGAATGGAAGCGGATAACCTCGCCACCCAGGGGCGTGAGGTCTAATTCAAACAAGTCAATTACCGCGCCGACTCCGGCATCGACGGAATCAATAATCATTTCTCTCGGAATATTGCGCATTTTCTCACCTTGTCATTCTGTGATCTGCGTCACGCTAAATCATACCAAAATGGATTGATCGCGGTTTTTACAATATGTATATTTTACTCAAACGGAAGCATAGTTAACAAAATGGCGCGGAGGTGCGTTATGACTGAAAAGCTATGGAAGTTGACGGTATTCATGACAGACGGTAGGGAAAAGGTTATCGCCCTGTATGACGACGAGGGTGAAGCATTGGTTGACGCGCTTTTACTTGCTGAGGATGACCGCCTTTTGGGATACCAGATCGAACCTGTCAAATATGAGGGTTAGCAAAATGCAAAAGTATCGTCTTGATGTCTGGATGGCTGGTAGTGATGATTGGGAAGGTTACGGTTTGCATGACAGTTACGAAATGGCGGTCGAGGAAGGAGAAAAACTCGTTCGATTCTTCGGTCGCGCCAGAGAATTCAAAATTACTCCAGTACAAATACCGGATAAGGTGGAAGATATGAACCCGAAAGATATTAATGGTAGCTTCACTGCTTATTATGCAGATTCTATGGACCAGTCTTGCCCTGGTGAAATACACGCAAAAGGTTTCCCGGCTGACGATCCAGAAGCAAAACGCGAATACGAAAAAGCGGCGAAAGATTTCTGTATCGATAACCTTTCAGCATTCGATAAATAAGGCGGCAACATGGGGCGGCGCAATTACGGTGATTATGTGTACACGTTGAAACAGGCCGCCCGCCTCGTCGGTTATCATGAGCACGAATTTATTGATTTGATGATTGAGCGCGGGATACTGTACCAGGTCTGTTTAACGCTGTACCCAAAAGCGAAATACCTACAGGAAAAGTTATTCATCATCATGACAGATGAAAACCAGGTTAACCATTCATTCGTCACTGATAAGGGCGTTAATTATCTGCGTGATAACTTATAGGTGACAGATTATGAAAATAGAAGTTTTGGCGCTAATAATAATGGGATTGATAGTATTTGGCGTTCATTCTGTAGATCTGGACTGGAAAACGATAGCAGAAAATATAGCATTAATGGAAATGGAATAATAATAACCCCGCTTCTCGCGGGGTCGTGTTTATACGCCATCAAGCAAAAACAAAACTTCCTTCCCTTCTCTGGATCTGCACCCCACATACCCATCACCAACGTCGTGAAGATACCATATATCGCCATTATCAGCTTTTACAGCAAGGTCGTTGATCTCATAGTCATCAAACAATGTGAAAGCGTCAGTTTTGTCCACTACACAAGTCCCGTACATATTAACCACCATCATCTAACAACTTGCTCAAACGTTGCGTTAAGCGTGTATACATGACCGTCTTTCGTCATACTCCAGCTACGGCAAACAAAAAGCCTTTGCACGCCATCCATCGACGGCGACCAGTAAAAAGCCTCGACAGCGCCGCGCGCCATCAAGAATGCTTCAGCCTGGATCGCCACGTTTCCACCATCACCGCATCCTGCGCTACTGCCTTTAAAGACCAGGGTGTAGCTGTCAAGCAATGTGTTGATCCCTTTCGCCTGGCGCTGTTCATAACCATCACCAAGTTTGACAACGGACACATTCGGTTCCCTGGTTACGCTGTAGCTTCGTTGCGGCGTCCATTTGAACACTTCCGGCATAAAACCCCCCCATAAGTTACATTTTGTATATATCTTTACGCGCTTCTACGCGAAAAATAAGATCATTGTCACAATGATTATAGCTAGTTTACAAAATGGCTTCACATAGTACGCAACAAGATGTATATAGAAAGCAAGAAGAAAGTAGTACCAACGAAGGAGGCCCAAAATGAAACGCTATGTAGTAGTAATGCTAAATAACGCATTCGAACAAGTGGAAATAGCAATCGTTAAGGGTTTCGACGACGCATTCAAATACGGTCAATTCATGATGAATGCGAAAGAAGATGAATACCGGGACTTCTTCCTGAAGGCACTTAACTAAGGATGATGGGGTGAGTTATGAAACTGGTAGCGATTGACAGAAATCTGAAAGCACAGAAAAACGCACATGACCGGATCATCAAGAAAGGTAAGGAATTACTTAAAGCCTTTCTGAGAAAAGAAGTTTACCCCAAAAAGTTACGCGACGGTTACGGATACAAAATGGATATCAATCTTGATTGGAGGCTGTTTAGCGAAGATTTGAAGGTTTGGTTAATTGTTGAGCACCATGCCTATAACAAGTTATGTGGCGTGAAAGGCACTCATAAGTGAGTCGAGATATTCGAAAGGGGATATATCGCGCGGAATGGTCGTTTATAAATACGAAAAATAACCCCGGCATTGCACCGGGGTTTAGTTTATTTGCGGCGAGGTTGCAACATTCCGCCTGGTCTTTGAGATTCCCTTGTTATCATTTTCATGGCTACACGTTCCATTGTTAATTCAAGTCTGCGGCTGTCTTCGTCGCTGAATCCGTTCGTGGTCTGAATGCTGATACTGACAGGCATACTAATACCGCCACCGCCGCCAATATCACGGCCCGGAATAACTCTGCCGTTCTCGCCAGGAATCATATATTGATTCCCGTTAGATGTCTGGAATAGCTCCGGCCTGTTGTGTTCCCCTACACGGTACATATTGCCACCAATGACGCTACCACCATTAAAGCGACCGCCGCCAAAAATTGACGTAGCCAGCGACATGATCGCAGTGAGTGCCGCAGAACCAGCCGCCGCCCATGCGCCGCCAGTTGACGCCGCTGTTGCCGCCGCCGCCGGGGCCGCCGCCGCAGCAATCTGGCCTTGCGCCGCTACCGCGCCCGCCGTGGTACTTGCCTGAGTCGCTTTGCTTTGCGTTTCCATCATGATCTGATCTGCTATCCAGTTTGCAGCTATGTCTGAAAGCCTGTTACCGATATTCCCGAGGATATTGCTGCCTAAGTTAGCAAAAACATCACTCAATGATTGAGTACCATTTAACAGGCCAACAAGTGCATTGCTCATACCACCTTTAAGGCCATTAACGCAATCACCGATAAGGCTGTTTGTGTCGCTTTGCGCCTGCCATTGCTCCCACTTCAGATCGCGGATCTGTTGCTCATAGGCTAACAGTTCCTGTTTCTGTTGCGCTTCCGTCACGCCCAGGTCGATAAGCATTTGCTTACGGACGGCCCATTCATTTTGAACCTGCTGAATAGGGTCTACTTCGCCCTTTAGCTGATCCATCGGGCTTACTATTTGCTCCCATTTGTCGCGCAATTCCTCTACCGGAATTTGTGCTAATTCTTCCTTTAGTTCCTTACCTATCCCTTTTTGCGCGGCGCGGTACTCAAGGAGAGTGATTTTACCCTGGGCGAATGCAGCATCAATGGCCTTGCCGCTCTCTAACGCTTTGCGCATAGCGGCGGCGTCTTTGTTGTACTGGTCAGAAACGCTTATACCTTTATCGCCAAGACGATCAGCTTCAGATTTCTTCTCTTTTTTCTGTTTTTTCGGTTTGTCTACTGGCTTGCCGGATCCGGTAATCGCTCCGTCATTGGCGGCATTCTGTTCATTTTTCCTTGCTTCTTCTGTAGCCTGGATTGCTGCGGTCAGATCATCCTGTAGTTGCATGACCTTGCCAACGGTCTTACCGTATTTCTTCTCGTAGTTGCTGTTATATTCGTCGGTTTGCTCTCCTACGACCTCCTTCATCCATTTGTAGGCATCCATTAGTGCCTTGATTGGCGTCACCATTGCGATGATCTTCTCGGCTACCTCGCCAGCCTTGATTCTGACATCTTCAAACATGTCGATGAATTCGCCACCAGCCGTCTTCAGGGTGTTAAAGCAGGTTTTAGCGAAATCAGCGCCTTCACTTAAAGCCTTAACACCTTTCGTTACAAGATCGATACCAGCAACAACCGTATCGGATACACCGAAAAGATCATCCAATTGCTCAACAAGTCCCATAACCTCGACTTTAAGCTCATTCAGGGCCATGCCGGATGTGCGCGGCAACTGCGCAAACTTCTCGTTTGTTTCCTGCGTAGCCGCCTGGATTGCGTTAACCATCCTTTCTGCCGTGATCTTACCGTCCAGCATTTCGGCGCGGAATTGGCCCATTGATAACCCCATCTGGCGTGCCATTGTCTGTACGATGGTCGGGGTGTTTTCTAACAGGCTGTTGAATTCTTCAGCACGCAACACGCCACCGTCGATAGACTGACGGAATTGACGCATTGAGTTTGACATCTGCTCCGCTGACGCGCCGCCCAACGCCCCCATTTTCTGAATCGTACCTACCAGGTTAAGCAATTGCCCTTCAGTGGCGGACGTGTTCTTCAGTGAGATAGCTAAGCCTTGCCACAGATCCCCGGTATCCTTCATGCTTTGGCCTGTTTCTTTTGATATTGCTTTCAGGCCATCAAAAACCCGTCCGGCGGACTCCGCATCGCCCGTAAGCATTTTGATTTTTACGCGAAGCATTTTTGCTTGCTCCGCCATATCCATAAATTGACGCACGGCCTCCGCAGCAATTAGCAAATGGATAACCCTGGTCAGTGCCTTGATGGATGTTTTCAGGGTGTTTACCTGGCGGTCAGCCTGTTTTGCGCCGCGCTCTATACGCCCAAAGGCCTGGTCTGCCTGTCGTTGTGCAACGAGAAGTTGACCAGTTTTCGCATCAACTTCGTAATAAATTGTACCTACACTGGTAGCCATGATTTAACCTCATGCAAAAATGTGATCTGTGTATCTATTTTATACAAAATGGCTTTACTTCAACGACTACATTTTGTATAAAGAAGCCAAAGGGAATGGTCAGTAAATCAAGTTAGCGAGGTGGGTTATGAAACGGTTAGCAAAAGTGGCAATGATTGCGGCGGTATTGGGTCTGGTTGGTTGCAATGAGGATAATGAAAAAGCGCCTATAGTGACCACTCAAGAACAACAAGCATTAGCAGAGAAAAATGCTAAATGGCTTGCAGAACAACAAGCAAAACAAGCCGCATATGAGGCACAGTTAGCAAAAGAAAAAGCTGGTAAACAGTGGCTTGTGGTCGAAAGAAAAGATGATATGCAGGACACAAAAAACGTGTTCCTTTTCGTGAAAGCAGAACATTTCAGCGGAAGTCTTGATGCTTTCCCTACACTGAAAGCACGGGATGAAAACAAACCTGTATTAACAATCGCTTGCCAGGGTAATAAAACAAAAATGTTCGTAGCATGGTCAAACCATGTAACTGACGCTGGGGACACTACTTATATTAACTACCGGATCGGCGATCACAAAGCTGTAGCTACTGAATGGAGTCGGTCAACTAACTATAAAGCTCTTGGATTATGGAACGGCAAAAAAGCCATTCCAATGATTAAAAAACTGGTTAACGAAAAACAATTTATCATTGAAGTAGTGCCGGAAGCTGGCGACATTGAGAAAGCAGTGTTTAACATTGATGGTCTTTATAACCACATCGACAAAGTGAAAAACGCTTGCAACTGGAATTAAGGGTGAAACATGAAACGCGATGAATGGATGAGAAAATGGGAACATAAACAAGTAGCATATAATCGCAAGATGAACCGCGAATTTGACTTCGGTGTCGCAGAGCGTGATTGTGGGTATAAAGGAAATCTAAATGGTGCATATGTTCAACATGTTGGCGATAAACAGTATTATTACATTGTCAACTTCAACCATGTATTGCACGCAGATCTGGTTGTTATTGATGGGAAAACAAAAATAGTAGCGAATAAACGCATTAATAAGAACGCAGCAATCAATATATTAACAGTGATTCGCACCCAGATGAATGTGCTTTACGAAAAAATAGCATAAGCGAACTTAACAAAAACGCCCGGATCTACCGGGCTTTTTCTTGCTCGCGATTTTTCATTCTTTTTAGTATCTCCATAGCACCATTCATTCCATCGTCATAAGCCTTTTTATCCAGCAATACATTTGGGCGTTTTTGTTTGTTTCTTGCTTCTGGCGGCGTTTTAGCGCGTACAGCGGCCCTATATCCGGTCATTGTCATATTCCATGCTTCTGATTCTGATAACCCCAGGTGAGCTACGGCAGAATAAACGAATTCCAGCACGTTAAAAGTCGGCTTATATTCCCCTTCCCGGATCTCTCCGGCGTCTTCTTCTGGCCCGTCACCGATTAAACCGTGGTACATGCAATGTTGTGCCAGCGTGATAACGTCACTGGTCGGCATCAGTCCGGGTTTTAGTCGTAACTTGGCGGAAGAAGTTAACCTACATTCACCCAATAACGGGGCTATTTCGTCGTCTGAGCAACATTTCAGGATGCGCATTGACGTTTGTACTATCTCACCATAACACCGCGCCATAATGCGATTGCGGAGGTCTGGATCTGCAGGCAATCGTGATGGGTATTTGCTGCCGTGGATAAGTGCGAAATATTCGACAAGCTCACTATCGTTGCCGATTTTAGCCATCGCAGCAAAGCAAGGATTAAACTCATAGCGCTTACCGTTCACCACGGCAGCAAATTGTCCTGTACGAACATGGATCATAGTATTCACCTTAAAAGAAAAGGGGCCAAATGGCCCCGATTGTTAATATTGGCTGTTATGCTGGCGGAACGTCGCCTACCGTTACCTTGCCAGCGCTTTCGCACTCAATAGACCAGGTGGAAACATCATCATGCGGATCTTCTTCTTTAAAGGAAGCGCAAAGGAATGGGCCTTCAGTTACGTCTACAGGAGAAACGATCTTCAGCCATACATAAGGTTGTGATCCGGTGGTTTCATCTGGCGTAATTACGTGGCGTTTCAGCGCTTTCTGATTATGGATTTCTTCAGTGCGGGACACACCGTCGCCGGAGAAAGAAACGGATTTGTAAGTAACCATTGATTCTTTCGTGTAATCGGCTGATTTATCGGCGGTGGCGTCAGCGGTTTCCCATTCAACGGAAAGTGTTTTACCACGCATCATGCCTAACGCTTTGTACGCTCCATCTTCCGGCTTCGCATTTGGACAAGCGATAGCGAAGAATACAGCAACGTCACGGCCTGTAAACGTGCCTTTTTCGCAAGTCTGAGACATGTTAATTTACCTCTTATCTTGATATGATGGTTTGAAAGGCTACGGTGAAAATAAAGCGCCCTTCTCTTGTCTGTATTGCAGGAATAGCGCCAACTGGCTTCATGTGTGTAATTTTATCAGTTTTATATTCTGTTAACATACTTTGACGGATGGTATCGGCAAGGTCTTCCACCTCACTGATATTTGCATCATTACGCGCTGAAATAACCAGGATGCGGAAATAATCACGGGTTATTGCTTCCTCACCAGCCGCGCCGCCGTTTTGCTGGATCACGATGTATCTGTCATTATTCGAATTACTTCGCTCATTCCAGAAACGGGCCTGCAAAATATAGCCTTCATCGTATCCGTGGGATTGAATCCAATCCCTTATTTCGTCGTAAACTTCGCTGCGTTTCATACTTTGTAACCTTCTACAATTTCTTTATAAATATCATCGGCGTGGTTAGGATCTTCGAATGCCTTACGCAAGAATCCAGGCTCCGCATTTGGATCCCAATAATTACCCTTTCCAGTACCACCACCAAAACTAATTACCTGTTTCGGTCCGAAATCTGAAAGGTTATTCGTTTTGCCGAAATCTTCGCGCGGCTGGCCTTTTAATGTACCCGGCATATTGTGCACCCATTCAGCGTAGCGGGCCGTATATCCCAGGCGTAATTGCATACCGTCCGCCGTGTTCCCTATGTACTGGAACTGACTGTTAATTAAGAAGCCCGTATCGACTGGCGTCATATTAGCCGCGAAGCCACCAGCCAGCATACCGACGCGCCATAAAACTTCGTGCGTCTTTTTATCGGTGATTTCCTTTAGTTCCTGCTTTAATCTCTCACGGACGCGTTTAACCCCCTTGATAGGCATGATTAACCCCCTGTCACGATCTTATAATCCGGCGTGTCGTTAAACATGCTCATATCCCATTCAACGATCCCGGTAATAACGTTGGCCCCAGCCACCAGCGGGTCGGAAATATTAGTGGTGTCGCCAGTGGCAATCATCCAGCCGTTTTTCGGGCGCTGCACTGGCTGCATATTATGAAGCAGTTCGGTAAATACGGTTATTGTATTGCTAACCTCATTACCGTTTGTGTCTGTTGCAGTGCCGTCGGTGCGCTCCCATGCGCAGTTAATCAGGTATGGTGCGCCGTATACGTCGGCGTTTGTCCAGTCGTCATGCGTTACGGGGTAGATGGTGGCTAATGCCTTGTAACTGAATCGCGCAATCTTACTCATAGCCGTAACTCCAGCTAATGACCTTTGGATGAGTTTTCGCCACGCGCGGGCAAAGAATTACCCATAAGCCAGCATCATTGAGGTAGGCCGCCACCTGGCGTCCGCTATCCGTTTTAACCCACACGCGGGTAAATGGTTTCGGCAATACTGGATTTGGTAATGTCAGGTCGTTCCACATTGTCACATCCTCCTGCTCTTACCAATCCACAGCCCGGCGTGCGCGGTGTTTTCTGGATCTGGTGGAATTAGTTCGGCTGTACAATGGTGTTTGTCCAGTGAGTAAAGCAACGAATAGGCCGCCTTCCATCGCTTATTAAAATCGACATAGCGGTAAGACTGGCTTGCACCGTTCGGACCAGTCTGCGAGGAAACGTATTTATCAGCCTGGCTGAGTCCTAACAGGCCAATGAGATAAAGCTGAATCAATGTTGCAGTGGAGGACGGATAATTGGCATCAAGGCATTCATTAACGCTATTTGCCTGCTCCACCAGCAAAGATAAAACCACGTCTGGTATTTCAATCCCCTGGCTTTCGAGATATTCCCGCGCCTGTTGTGTGGTAACCATTTTGTTTTCTCCACATACAAAAAAAATCCCCGGCATTGCGCCGGGGAGCTACAGAAACATATCAATCAGATATTGCTGCCGTAGACCACTCCTGAACGACCTTTCATGTCACGGGTGATTTGCAGACCCTCAGCGGACATGATGCGGAAGTTGTAGTTATCAGTCGGCATCATGCGCGGTAACGGTACAACACCAGTAGTCATACCAATCAGCGGGGTAATTACGCTACGGCTGCGCTGATAAGCAATGAACTCGTTGCCGGACAATGCATAGCTCTGGCGAATCTCACCAACCGGAGCGAACGGCATAATGACGCTCAGCACGCTACCAACTACAGCACCATTGACGATGTGCGGACGGGCCAGGTTAGCCATGATCTCAGGCGATACCCACATGACGTCGTATTTAGCTACGAAGTTGGCGCGAGCCAGCTTGCCGAACTCACCAACGGTGAAGAAGTCAATGATCTTGTCGAAACCCACAGTAGGCAGGTCGACTTTTGCGACGGTTTTTAGTTTAAGCTGCTGGGTGCTTTTGTGGTTTTTAATACCCATAGCTTTATGACCATCAACCACGATGCGATCGTTACCATTCAGGTAGAACTGGACGCGTGCTTTGTTGAATTTTTTCAGTTTCAGGCGCTGACTATCCAGGGCAAGGTCGATGCCTACAGTACTCAAGCCCTGAGCGAGACGCCAGTTAACACCGTAACCAGCCGCGAACATCGGGATCGGGTCGCCATCGCTATCGTATTCGGTGTGATCAAAGCCGTGTGGCGCTTGACCATCCATAGACATCACAACTTCATCATTGATGTCACCGGATACGTTGTACATTTTCAGCGTTTTACCGACTGGCAGTACGGTTTGCACACCCATCAGGTCGTTTACGATCTCAATACCGATTTCTTCGGTGTTCAGTTCGATAATCTGGTTATCGATTTCTTTCCAGAATTCTTTTGCGAAGCCGCCGACGGCGTTACAGGCCAACATTTCAGCGGTCATATTTGCCTGATTTGCTGCAATCATGGCGTTGTGCTGCGCGTTGAAGATATTGCGTTGCGCCCACAGTTCTTTCCAATGGCCCTGCATACGGGCGTTGGTGGCAAGGTTTTCTTTTGTAAAGTACATGTTTTTCCCCTTTTAAATTAAGCAACGCGAACGCGGATAAAATCTTCCGCCCCCAGGGTTACGTCTTCCTGGCAGTATGCGATGATCGGATCTGGCGCTGCCTGTTCACTTGGCACAGCAAACAGTTTCACCCCGTCGGCTGCGAGAGCAATAGCTGCACCCTTAACATAAGCGGCTGCAGGAACAAGGAGAGCAAACTCTCGGCCCTGTTCCACATAATCAGCAACAACAGTTTCATTTGCAGCGATTGCATCAGTAATGGTTTTGCCTTCGTGGAATGCCGGGTTGACGATGTACAACTGAGCTGCACCGACATCAGCACTGGTTGCTTTTGCAAACTTACCTTTGTCCAGTTTTACCAGTTCACCTGGTTTTACTGCGACCTTAGCAGTGTAGGTTTCGGTAATGGATTTACCATCAATATTTACACGACGAAAACGAGACATTGTATTCCCTCCAGTTAGAAATAAGTGTTAAAGTCAGGGACTTCGCCTTTTTTGTTTTCACTTGCTGTGTTGGCGGCTAGCGGAGTTGCTTTACCCAGGGATTTAAACATTGCCTCTAATGCTTCACCGCTTAATGCGTTAGCAACAATTTCGCCGTGAACTTTTGCTACTGCGGCGCGTTTTTCTGCTACTTCTTTATTTGCGTTTGCTGCAATTTCTTCTTTAATTGCTTTCTGGTTGGTCTGTAATTCTTCTTGGTTGGTCTGCAATTCTTTTACGCTTGCCTGTACTGGTTTTAATGCCTCTGCTACTGCATTAGCGATATTGGCGGCTAAGCCTTCGTTAATTTCTTTTACCAGTTCGGCGCGTTCTTCTTTTGTCAAAGGCATGGGATCGTCCTCCGATTTATTGGCCTTAATTTTTTCATTCAGGGAGAAAAGATTAGAAAGGTGTTCAGCGAACTGAGCAAACCATGATTTACTTTCCTCGTTGGTTGCAAGCTCGCCATTATTGATAATAATTTTATCAGCCTGTTTTTCGTAGTTGTATCTTTCCGCACGGTTTTCATTAGTGGCGATCGTCACCTCTCTATCAGTGAAGTCCACCACGTATACGTAATCAGCGTCAGGGAACATTTCCCGCGCGGCAGCGGTTAACTGTTTTTCAAGTGTGCGATAGCTATTTTCTTTCATTGCCACCGCCATTAACGGCTTCGCCTGGTCGGTATTAACCATTAAGCCTACGCCCTGTTCCGGCGAAGCGGCTGGCGGCTCATGCAGCAAGATAGCGTCATGGTCGATCGACATGATTTTCACTACATGGTCAGCACCCTGGGCTTTCATTTTTTCGGTGGCTGGCATACGCTGGCGATATACAGCGACGGACGACCAGATAGGATCTTTGCTTTCTCCTTTCTCCAGTGCTTCCAGTCGGGCTAATAATTCGCGGCCCTGGCTTGAATGGCTGGCGGTTTCCACATCCACCCATTTTTCCACATAAACACGGTTGCCGCGTAACTCAACGTTTCTGTTCCACGCACCACAAAAACCCGTGTTTAATCCTTCCGGGCTAAATGCTGAAACAAATTTACCGTCAACGGTAGGATGGCCCAGCGGGGCAAGCGTACCCTCCAGTGACTGGTAATTAGCGATAATTTCAGCTTCCGGGTAATATTCCCGGTTCATTACGATGTTAAAGGGTAACGTGTAGGACGGAACAACAATATGTTCCCGCCCGTTATACGTTTCCCGGCGTATGGTATTAGCGGTTAATTTGGTATTAACCTGAATTAATTCTTTACTCACGGTTTTTACTCCCAATCTTCGCCATATTTAGCGTGCGCAACTTTATAGTTTTCTTGCGCCCGATCTAATATTCGTTCGTTTAATATGTTACCGTCTTCGTCAACTAATACGGTAATCGTGCTACATTTGCAGTTAATTGAATTAGGGGATCTACTCCACCATTCGCGCTGCTCATCTATGGTGTATGTTTTACCGTGCCGCTGCGCGTGCGATAGCCTGGTAGTCGGTGATAATGCCGAAATGTGCATTTGCATAGTGCGCAGATTAAATTCTTCTGTCGCCGCTTCTGCCTCATCCATACGCGCTGTGCGTAACGCTGTGCATATTTCAGTTCGGGCAATACGTTTGCACCTGTATAGCGGTAACCGCGTCTCCTGATTCAATGTGCGCGCTATTTCCAGTGGATTTAAACCGCGTGCCATACCTTCGGTTAATCTTCTTGCCATATCCTTTTTGATCTGTGCGGTCAGCCCGCGCATTTCCTCAAATACACGGGTACGTACCAGGGCAAGGCGGGTGCGGTAAGTTGTGCTTGATAACACGGCAGATACATCAGGGTAGGCGCTTGAGTACGTGACAGACTGGTTAGCGAGGTTGGCATATTCCTGTGCCGTGCCGCGCTGATAGGCCACCTTCACGTAATTCTGCCAGAACCAGAAGTTTTCCGGGTCTGTTAACTCGAATATCTCATCAATCATGTCGCTTGCGTCCTCCAGCATGTCGTGAAATTCATCCATGTAAATCTGAAAGGTGTATTTCTTATTAACAGCCAGGCTATATTGGATTCTGTCCAATATGGCGATATATGGATCGGCTACTTTTTTCAGGCAGGATTTGAAACGCTTAATAGCACCAGACCTTAACTTCCCTGTCATGGTCGGGTCTTCGGTGTTAGATGGCATTATCGCGGCTGGAGGTATTCGCCTGATTATCTTCTTCACTTTCATCATCGTTTTCCTCTTCCAGTTCTACCTCACTAGCCGGGCCATTATATCCGGCAGCTTCGCGGATCTCGTCACCGCTGAATATTTCCTCACCAGTAGCGAGACATGCCTGATTGATTTGTGCCATTTTGTATGCCGCGTCGAGTAGCTCTGCTTTTGTCATGGCGTTAAGGTCGTCCCACAGTACAGATACGTCTACTGGCATACTGATAAGGCGGAGATCTGCCATCTTGAGGAATAGCTCCTCAAGCTCGCCTCCTATTTCCTCACGGCGGGTCATGCAGCGGTTATTGAAGTAGCGGAGGTCTTCGGTTGATGCGCGTTCGCCCTGCTGATTCCCAACCAGGATACGCGTTGGAATATCGATACCAGCGGCTGCGGTTTGCAGGTTGACGTCATAGGTAGCGGAAGGATCTGCTACGGCAGTAACCAGCGGGCTAACGGTAGCTCCCTGTAATGCCATCATCACATCATTACCTTTATTTATATCCTCTGCCGCTTCATTGAATTTTTCGCGTAGCTCTGTAACGTCGCAACCGTATGTTGCAGCCAGAGAACGGAAATCAATTTCTTTATCGAACGAGATAGCCAGTTGACGTGCTGCGTTTTTCAGGAATGATTCACCGCTGCCGCCTTCCACTTTCTCCAGCGAAACGAATGCGTTATAGGACGGTTCAAGGAAGGCGATGGCATCATCAGAATAGTCGCCAAAGATAAATATGCGATCGGGATGTATCTTTCTTGCTATGGCCTTACTGTTAATGCGCTCCTTGTATTCCCACCATGTCGGCAGGCCATAGTTTTCATTATCCGGGTTTTCTTCGAAGTCCTTCGGTGTAAGAGCACCAGCCCATACAGGGGTAAATTTGGCAATGCCTACACCTTTTGTTACTGGCTGATCCCACGGCTTGTTATCCCTGACGTGAATTAACAGTCCAGCATAACGACCGATGAGGCGGCGGCGATCGCATTCAGCTATGACGCGCCAGAAACGATTATCAAATTGTTTTTTGATTTCTCTTTCCCACGATGTTTCATTTTCCGCTTTCTCGTCTTCCGTACCTTCAATCAGCGTTGGCCTGGTGCGCCAGCACGTAGTAATGATCTTCTCAATAGCACCGTGAGCGATACCACCGCGACGATACAGTTTGTATAAATCGGCATAGGTGATTTCTTCTTTGAATCCGTATTCACTCCACGCAGCATCACGTTTTGCATCAATACCCATTGAGAATGGGTTAGCAGCTGCATAGCGGGCAAAGGCCGCCTGGCGTTGAGACAAGGCAGCATTAACCGCCAATTCTAAATTGGATGGCATAATGTTTACTCCTGAATACATGTTTACGCGTTGCTACGCGAAAAATAGAAAAACTTGTGGGGGATTGTGAGACAGATTTTATGTAGCCAATTGAGAATTATTCTTGTTCATCTTCGAAAATTTTTCGAAGTTGATAATAATCAATAACTTAAAATACGCGCAGGCGTTTAGGTAACATAAGACCCATCGCCTGTGGTTGGCTTAATTCAGTGATCCCCCATACCATCGCATCCATACGGTCAGGGGATTTTTTAGCGGTAGCTGGCACATATTCCATCATTTGATTTTCCAGCGTGTACAGGCTGCCAGTGTGGGCTACCCTACCCTGTGCATACAATGCAGATATTGGTTCGGCGCGGGCAAATTTACCCTTGCTTGCGTGCACCTTAACAATGCGGCCCTTAAATCCTGCATTGCGTAGTGTGGCCTCTGCCATATCACCACCCTGGTTGGTTTCGATAACCATCGCGTCAGCTTCATGGATGTTGTAGGCGTTCATTGCTGCTTGCGCCCAGTCATTAGGTGACATGCGGCCTGAATAGTCACCGTCTACTGAATACTGAGCATTCTTGCCACCACCATAAGCGGAACAGGCTACAATCCCTGTTTCGTCTGACTCATCAGATGATGTTGTCGCCGGGTCGATGGCTATCACCGTGCGAATTTTCTCCTGCGTTATCTGCATCCTGTGCGCGGCGGTTATCATCGCTTCAGTCCACAATGCGCCCTCTTGATCGAACTTGCGCGGACACTGCATATATTGAGCTTCGAATGTTCGGCGATGTGATTTAAGAGTTGATTCATCTTTATCACTATGCTTATGCAACCATAGCCAGCCATCCGGCAGGTTGTGAGGAACAGGAATAGCAAATTTGTTTTCCGGGTACAGATCCCAATAGTCAAGACTGTTGTCGATCTTCACTGGCAGGCAAAGGTGATGCCATTTCTCACCACTACCGCCACGTAACAGGTAGCCGGATAAATCATCGTAGTGGATACGCTGCATGATGACGATCACTGGCGTTGTTTGCACAGCCAGGCGCGAAGAAAGCGTGTCGTTGTAATTGGTATTAACCTGCTTTCGCACCACATCAGAATAAGCGTCAGCTGGTTTCAGGGGGTCATCAATAATCATTGCGCCGTTAAACCCAGGTTCCATGTACCCGGCGCGGAACCCTGTCACCTGTCCAAGCGATGACGTCGCATACACGCCGCCACCCTGAGTGGTCCACCACAGGTTTTTCGCGTTCGAATCGTTGCGCATTTGCATAGGCCACAATTCCTGATATTGCGGCATCGTGATTATGTTTCTTGTCTCTGAGGAATTAAGCAAGGCGAGTCCGTGTGAATACGATACATGCAGGAATCTGGTGCGGGGTTCTATTGCGAGGCAGCGGGCCATCATGTGAATTGTGGCAATCATTGTTTTGCCATAGCCCGGTGGGATGTTGATTATCAACCTGGTGATTTCACCATTAATAACTCGTTGTAGCGTATCGGCAATTATTCTGTGATGACGCCCAACCAAAAAGTCCTTGCCAACCTGTTGCTTATAAAAGTAGGAACTAAAAAACAAAGGTGCTGATATGTCTTTGGGAGCACAACCTTTAACACACAACCCCCTTAGAACCTCTCTGTCAATCTTTGTCGTCGCAGTCTCCATGAGTATTGTACTCCTTATTCAGGTTATCGATTATCTCAAGGACAGTAGTCTGATTTACTTCTACCTGGACGGGTGCTTCTTCCTTGTTACCGACGATCTCTTGTGTGACGCGTTCGCCGTATTTGCGCGGCTGGAGTTTTGCCAGTAGCCACTTGCGTGTCTCAATCATCAGTTGATGGCGGCGCAATTGGTCCTTATCTGCGTTCTCTGCGGCATCAGCCAGATCGATGATTTCATCAGCCAACACCTCGAAGCCGATTTCCTTCGCGCGCGCGTACATGATCGAGAATTCCGGTACATCCCTAAACCATTTCAGAATTGTGGAACGGGTAGGCATACCAGGCATTTTAGATATTTGGTTAATGCTCTGACCGTCCGCCACCAGTTCGCAGATCTCTAACGCTTTTTCTTCTGTATAACCATGCGGACGGCCCACCCTTTTTGCGGCTGGCTTTTTATCGTCAGCATTTGCCTTTTTAGTGCGGGCCATAATTCACCTCTCAATATTTATTGATGATATATACGCAAGCTACAAAACTTGCGCAGTATGTTAAAACTTCCAACCAGTCGAACAGCTCTTTCATTGTTTACCTTTATGCGAAGAAAACGATAACGACTAACAACGTGCATTAGGCGTTCATAATTTACTCTTTACGGTTATCAGCGCAGCAATGACAAAACACACCAGAAATACAGAAACACCGATTAGTCCGGCGATGATGTTCTCATCCATAATATTAATGCCCGTATATCAAGATCACAGCGGCAGCAATACCAACAAATACGCCTAACAGAAAAGTAAACATAATCACCCTCGTTTAAAGCTCATTACGCGCGGCACATACGCCTCTTTTGATTTCGGCTTACGTTTGCCTTTCTTCGCGGGTTTTTCTTCTTCCTTCGGCTGTTCTGCCTGGTCCATCGCCTGATCTACTACTTCTGCCGCCTGCATTGCTGCAACCTGTGCTTCGTTTGATTCTGCTAGGATAGGGAAAAACGCATCGAAGATACGGCCTACCATGTAAGCGTAAGTCTCATTCGCCGGATGGGTAGGATCCGTGGTAGCCACGACGCCTACATCACTTAAAACGTGGAATGTAGTGTGGGCGCATTCATGGACCAGCGTTCCCAACTCATTGTCGAATACTGCGATCACGTAGAAGTTACCACCATTCTCGCCAGTGCAAGTAAGCGTTAATCCACCAGCCAACTCGAAATCAGGTTCAATCGGAATTCCTGCCTTTTCGCAAAATTCATAGAACATCTCGCGGGTCGGGCAAAAGAAAACGGTTGTATGCTCAAAGAGTGGGATCTTAAATTGAGGCAATTTAATGCCTTTAGCCTTAGCCATCAGAATAATCTCCTATTCTGAAAAATATAACCCCCGCAAAACTCGACACCGCAGGGAGTGAAAACAGTTATAAAACACTGAAAACGGCGCTTCATCAGTACCGTTTCCAGAATTTTATAAAATTGGTGAATGGCGCTTTCTTCTACCCAGGTAGCGCCTGACCTGTTAATGGGACTGTTGATCCGGTATTACGTGTTTTTGACTATTCCGCCGTCGCTCGCGGGAAGGATTGGCCCGGTTATGGCTGGCTGACAGAAACGGCGACACGTCCACGCGCTGCTATTCTTTGCGTAAACACTGAGTTTTGATGTAGTCCTGTAGGCCAGTGATCTGTGCGTCTTTCTCTTTTAGTTGTTCTCTGAGGGATAGATAAGATTGTCTAGCAGTGGCATCAAGCTCGCAGGTGGCTCCATCAATGCGGCTGGCGGTCGCGGCGGGGTCGGACACTCGCACGGGTATTGCGTTGACGCGCAACCGGATAGTACCGTTATCAATGCCAGTGCGCAGATCGGCAATGTCAGATCTGATAGCTTTAATCTCATCGTGATACCTCTTATCAAGTTTTGACAGTTCGGCGTTTCGCTCCTTCATCTGCTGAATAGTGTTACTTGCCGTTTTCAGTGCGCCTTTCGTTACCGTGACTTCTTCCTGTAACCTTGCCGCCTCACCATGGTAATAACATGTTACGGCGGTCAGTCCGGCAATAATGCAAACAACAGCGGCGATGATTAACGTCTTCACCTTGTCCATGTTTCACCCCATTCGCAAACGGCATACTCAACATCACGGCGATTAATTAACCCTTGCCACTGCTTACCGCCAGCATATATCCAGCGTTTAAGCTGTGCGCACGCCTCTGATTTCTTACCGTCATTGAGTAGTTTTAATAAGGTTGATGTTTTGAAGTTGGTAGCGCCTACGTTATAGGCGAATGAATAAAGTGCTGCGCGGGTAAAATCTGATATTTCGACTTTGATATATGGGTCAATCGCTTTTGCGGTCTTGTGTAGATCTTTATTTAACAAAGCATCGCATTCTGATTGCGTGTAAGTCTTACCAAGCATGATGTCTTTTCCGACGTGTCCATAACATATCGTGTAAACACCGATGACATCTCTGTATGGCTTATACTCAACGCCTTCAAGATCTTTTATCATCACCGCCGCAATAGCGATCGCCCCACCAGCCGCCGCCGCAACAATCTTGTTTTTCAGCGATTGGCTAATCATTTACTTATTCCCCATTCGCGCGTCGTGTTCCTCTTGCGCCCGCTTGTTCTCCTGTGATTTGAAGTAATAATTAACGGCAAATGTGCCTACGGTTGATAAGATACCAACGAAAACAGCGATGTCATTGATGGTTATCGCGCCGAAAAAAGCAGTTACGGCCCCAGTCACATACGCACACGCCTCACGTATTCTGTCGAACATGGATTTTCCTCCAACAAAGCAAAACCCGGCGCGGGGCCGGGTAATTACAATTTCGCATTGTTAGGAAATATTTTAATCTGTTTGTTTGCGCTCTACAAATACGGCGTTAACGATAAGGTCCAAGCAAACGAACAAGCCATTCTTTGTATTTGACGGCAACGTGTTTTGGTGCAAAATATCCTTGCACTTCCTTACCGCCTCGCCACTCCCTTCTAAATTCGCACTCGTTTTGATACTCCTTTCCGCTTTTACTATCCAGCCAGCAAGCAGGTGAGTAACCTTTTTCACTTCCGAACCGATGCCATATTGATGACAGCAAAACCCTTTCTTCCATATTACCCCAACAAATACGGCTTTACTGCTTTCTGTATATCAGGCCATTATCAAGCAATGTTTGCATGTGTTCGCGATCCATGCCGCTTGATTCCCAATGTGGCCCAGGTATTCGCAACCAATCGTAAACCCAGGGTATTCGCCTTTACACCGGATTTTGTAAAGTTTATTTGATGCGCTCAATTTCCGACCCTCCACTTTCTGCTTCAGTGATTTTGTATTCTGCCGCCAGTTCAGCGCCAAGCAATTCCACTTCCATATTAGCGATACCGTGGAACATCAGATAGGCAAAAACTAGGCTTTTAATTCTATCCGGGTCTTCAAGATGGTCTGCATTAAAAGGCGGTTCCGATATGTGGAAGCATTTAACATGCGCATCGTCTTCAGTGGCTACACGGAAACATGTGCCAGGTTGCCCGGCGAATTCCCCCCATCTTTCTTCGTTCGGTAAAGTACCACGGAAAACTTTAACGCTGATAAATTTAGTCATTGTTTATTCTCCTTCGTAAAGAGTTGCCACCAGTTCGGCATCTGTTAGCGTGTTATAATCTGTATAAAACCCGCAACGCATAAGTGAAGAAAGGCCAGCCACTTTGCACCACATAGGGGTCGATTCGCTCAAATATTCATTCTCCCTTTTTTCGCTGTATTCCAGTTCATAAAACCGACTATTGTTAACACCCTCAATTACACGGCTGTATGTGCCATCAAGCCTACTAACTCCGCGCCATAGTCTGATCACAACCATAATTTCTACTCCGTTTGATGGGGCCATTCGGCCCCGTGTTTATTCTTCTTCTCCTCCTCTAAATCCTAAGCACTCCGCGTATTCGTCAATGCTTGATGCTTCTTCACCTGGTGCCAATACTTCAAAGTAGCGGGCGTATAGTTCGAAAACCCAGGCCGGATATTTAGCGTTAGCGTTCATGGTTCCCCCTTATGCCATGCGTGCAAATTCAAGTGATTTGCATTCGTAGTCTTCCTCTGCCTGTTCGATGACTGCCATCATCATTTCGTTTGCGTTGTTGAATGCGTTGCTTTGTGCGAACTTGTCGGCTCCACCTTCTTCTTCGAACTCCGCGTTGTTTGCTGCAATGTAGTGATATTCGATGTTGTTCAGGTAAGGGCTTGCAGCGTGTGCTGGGTCTTCTTTCTCCACCATCTCCCAAAATGCGTTTAAGCGAGATTCGACTTCTTTGTTAATCCAGCGTTTCATTTTTCTACCCTCCGCATCGTTCTCTCTTCAGCTTCTTTATAACAAAATGGCACTGCCGAAACAATGCCATTTCGTAAACCTTGTGATACAGATCACATTTACGTTTCTTCCGTAAAAGTAACCTTCATCGCCCCATCCGAACTACGGACAACATAACGACCAATACCGCCTAGCGGCCCTGCATACCATAAGTGACCGTAAGTGTCAGTCACGACGATAAACGGAAATTTAGGAGACAATCCCATCGGTTTTTCAGCCGTATACTGTGCGCCTTCTTCAAAACAGCCTAATTTCGATTCGTTACACGTTAAAATCATTTTCATACCCCTACATACGAAAACGCAGCAAAAGCACCACCACCAGCACGCGCATAAACAAGTGCCGTGCCATACCCCATCTTATAAAATCGCCATAACTGACCCTGGTCGTCAGTAATGGCATGAATATATTCCTGATCCTTTGCGTCAACCAATGCCGCGTCAACCTCGTAGATCTTGCCATTCTTAAAAAACGCGCTGCATCGTGAGTATGTGCACTGGTATCTATGTTTCCGATTCATAGCACCTCACTTATTCCGGTTTACTGCCTTCGCGGGCGCAAAACTCCGCGATCTCACGGAAATCATGCACTATGCGATAAATATACAAACCAGCGGCGTTATTGATATGGCTAACATAAGCGAAATAAACTTTATCATCATCGCCAGTTATCGCCATTGCACCATCACCGCCCGGTGCGCCGTGGAGTTGAACGCCGCAATAGATCTTCCCTTCTTCAAAAATATTGCGGTCGCGCGTCTGTAATACCTCAAAATATAAATGTTTCATTGTTGCCCCTTTAATAACGTTCAAAGCTGGCAGCAAAACCTACACCGGATATTTCACCGCCTTCATAGCTCGGCCTGAATACCCATATTTCGTCATGATTATCAATCAAGGCAAGGCAATTACTCATTGTGTGTGCTTCATTGCCATAAACGATGTGAACGTCATAAATACTCCCAATCGTGAAAACACTGTCATTGCTTGAGTATGAGCATTTAACTTGCATCAGAAAACCCCTTTATAATCGACCGTGTATTTTGCTATCAGATTCCAGTCGCAGTAATTAAGCATGTTGCGAGGCTGCCAGCCTTTCATCCCGACCGCCCGCCGCGCAGCGTGACGGCGATAATCATCGTTATAGTCAGCTATGCACCACGGCTGGAGAACAAACATATAATTTGCTTCATTAACCAGGATAGCCACCAGCTTTCCTGTTGCCTTGTCTTTTGCCCTGAAATAATTCACTTTCATTTTAACACCTCGTCGATCAACATTTCTTCTTCCAGGTTAGCCGGACGTTTACGAAATATCCCGGCAAAAACCAGATCTTCGAGTAGGTCTTTACGCTTAAATAACCACTCTTTCATTATCACCCCGTCGTTGCTGCGATATACGACGCCGCTTTTCAGAAAATAAAAAGTGCGGCTATTGGTCTGTAGGTAGAGATCTTCGTAAACGTCCATACCGTTAATCCTCTACAATCTCAAGCCCGCGCCCCTTGTCCCCGACGAAATCGCCCAAGCTGAACGTATACGACCACGCCGGATTGATGTAATGGTCATCAGCACCAGCGGCAATGAGATCAGCACCATTAATCATGCAAGTAATATCATCGCTATGAACGACATTAACGACCTTACCAACAACCTGTTTCAATGACTGGTATCCGTGATCGTGCAAGAATTTAACTTTCATTCGTCTGCCTCCCAGTGGTCTATGCTGATTAAAAAGTCCCGGATAGCGTGTCGTTCGTCGCGCGTTGGCTTGCGCTTACGGTAAATCTTAAAGTCAAACCATTCTTTTTCTTGTTCGAAATCCAGGTTGTAAGCAAGCACCTCAATATATCCACATTCGTGATACTGGTACGCCACGCCAGCACGAACAAAAAAGCGGGTTTTATCCCGCTTGTGTTCATAGATACGCATATTTGCCCCACTATGCAGTCGTGTAACTATCTACCAGCTTTTCATCCTTCATTCTGGCAAGCTGGGAGATATTCATCGTGTAGCCTTCATCAGAGAAAAGCCACTCCGCAGCCTTGCGACGAAAAGCTATATCATCATGGTTGCGCGTCCATGTAGCGATCACCACGCGCTTTCCATCAGTGGCAAACATGGTTAATTCGTTATCAACAACGTCGATAGCCTGCCAGATTTTTAGTTCCATGATTTATCACCGTAGATCTTGAATAGTTCACACGCTTTCTGATCTTCAAATATATTCATATGCAGGTCACGCAGACGGCGCATTGTTCGGAATCGCGGTCTAAACTCCTGGCTCCGTTTAATGTATTTGCCGCCAATTGAATAAATATGCCCGTATGAATACCATCTATTCCCTACCCATATTTCATATTCTTTGCCTTCGTAATTGAATTTTATCGTTAGCTCGTCCACTTCAACTATTGACCATTTATCAATGATGTCATTAAGCATTTCGTCCCATTCTTTCAGGAATGGATGCTGATAAAAACCGAAAAGCGTATTTGCAGCGTGGCAAAGGTAATCAATGATTATTTGCATATTTCCACCTTCTCAATATGTAGTAAATGTTATCGTAAGCTATATTATCCGCATCTTCCTGTGTTATATGTCTGGCATCAAAAAAGAAATCAGCGTCGTGCCATACATGAAAAAGAAGTCGCGCGAATTATCTGCGGCGGCGCTTACTGCGTGATAGTTCGTTAAATTCTATTAACGCTTTATCATATGCTCTTATCATGCGCTTACGGTTACTTTTCATATTGTCACCACATCATATAGTAAACGTTATCATCTGCTAATTCGTCTGCGTCTCTTTGGCAGTCGATTGTCGCATCATCTTCGTGCCATTCTTTAGCAAATAAACGCGCCCATTTACGACGCTCACGTTTATTGTGCCGCAGGTCACTAAAAACCATTAAAGCCTTGTCGTAAGCTCTTACCAGGCGTTTCATTCTACTTTTCATTTTTCACCCTTCCTTAATTCCTTAATTTCAATATTGCGTAACCGGACGTCGCACGGCGTTTCAGATTTACCAGTAAGCGCCAGCGTCAGGTTTTCAGGTGTCGTGTAAAGAATTATCTCTTTACCAGTGCTAAATTTAATTTCTATGCGGATCTCGTTTTCATCACCGCACAATACGCGGCTAATTGACAGGCCAGCTTTTTTCATTGCTCAACAAACCTTAAAATCTGTATTGCCAGTAAATATCACACTTTATTGCGAATACCTTCACCGGATCAGGGCCGAATAGTGGATGTTGAATCAACTTGATTTCGTACCCCATGTAAGGCAATACGATAATCCGGTCTTTCTCATCATCCGATGGATAACCCCATTTAATGATTAATCTTGTGTACTCCCGCCCCTCCAGGCGTTTACGCCAGTATTCATTGTAAAGCCGGTATTCTTCCACCTTCTTTCCCGCCCGGATGGCGTGGAAGTATTCACCTTTTAAATTCAAATGTAAGTGTTTATTTGCCATCGCTATGATCATGTAAACAGTCGTTATAGCCTTCGATGTATCCGGTTAATCCTGTGTTACTTACTGACCAATCAGCCGAACGGCGCTTGATGGCCTTGTCCATAGTCATCTCGTCACCTGGCCCGCCTGGCTCGATGTATTTTCTTAAATCCCTTACTATCCACGCCCTTAATTGTTGCGTATCACTGCACACACGCGCCGTTAATGTCAGATTATTAACCAGCTTTGCGAATAGATGTTCTTTTAATTTAGGCTTCATCCTTCACCTCGCGACGATAGATTTCTACTGGCTTAACCGGAATAGCGTTAAAATCACCTTCATCCAGTGCGGCAATAAACGTTAGCGCCAACCGTGCTTCAACACCGCTTAAATACTTGCACCATGCCTCACCGTTATAATCTTTAAAAAGAATAATCACTTTTTCATGTTTATCTCTTGTTGTTTCATTATTCACCCCGTGTCACTCGTTTAATTTCGTTATCAGCCCGCGCCTCTTCTTTGAACAATTCAGTAATGGCGTCTTCATAGAAAGCACGGTATTTCTTCCACCACGTTGATCGGCTTACCGGAAATACAAGCTGATTAACCGCACGCCGGACAAGATCTACAGGGAAACGCGAGTACCCGCGCCCGCCGCAATGCTGGCACGTTTTGAACACTGGCATTTCCGCTGCTTCACTGGCTGCTTTATCCGGTATCTCGCCGCGCCCTTTGCATCGTTTACAATGATTGCGAACTTTTCCATGCCCCTTGCATTTTTTGCAAAGGTGTTTTTCTCCGTAGTCGTCAAACGTAAATTTATATCCGCCGCAATCCATACAAGTTTTTTCTGTCGCGGCACTCTGGCAGTAATCCCGAAACGCGAAAACGGCAACAAGAATAATAAGATCATTGCGTTTGTCCTCGTCCAACTCCATGACGTATTCGTAATCTTTTGCCATAGCTCTTAAACGCTCTGTAAGCAAAACTACGGCCCTGTGTTTTTCGGCTTGCGATAATTCCATCTTCCCTAAAAAAGCGCTATAACCAAGCTCTACGCGCGATTGCGCCATACCTGCTGCGGTTAGTGCATCAGTAGTATTAAGCGAGTCTGGGGACGTGCCCCGGCTTTCATCTGACAAACGCGGTGATTTTGGGAAGTGGAATTTAAGAATAGATTCCAAATTCATTATTTACCCCCGTAACGTGCAACCAGTCTTTTGCGATCAGATATTGATTGCACTAGCTTTCTTTCAAACTCTTTCAGTGCAAGTAATTCTCGCATGTGAAAAGCCTGAATTTGTCGGACTGTGGCTAAATCACGCTCGTCGCGCTGAATATCTATTTGCAGATCTTTAATTTCGTTTTTCATTGTTACCACCACATATTAGTCAAGTATTCGTTAATATCCGGTAACAGGTCGCCGCGTTCGCGTACCTTGATAAACAATCGCCCTCTTTTTACCTTCCGGCAGCGGACAAATTTCATTGCGTCAACCTGGCTATCATCAGCCCAAAAACCGGAATAAGTTATAGCGTCAAATAATGCCTTCCCTACATTGTCAATATCGCGGCGTCTGTTATCTGGCGGTGCAATATACACCGTTATTGATAGCCTACACTTAAGATTAATTTTCAGATTAAGCAGTTTTATAATGTCTTTTACCTGCTCCCTGTATTCCTTACCTTCCTTGCTTATATAGTGGAAACCGCGCGAATGCCGGTAATATTTATTGTTCGATGGCGGGTAAGGCAGGCTAAAAGTATATTCATTCATGCTGCCTTTCTCCTTAAGGCGTCCAATTTAGCCTGATAGACTTTTATGATCTCCTTGCATTCTTCGATCGCCCATTTATGAGTTTCGTTGTTGTTCTCCAGCGCTTCCACCCTGGCAAGGCCAATTTTCCTAATCAGCGCTGGGCGATATGCTTCTATGTTGCCATCTAATGTCTGGTTGCAGTGCCTGCATTGTTTGTGGCAATTATCCTCGTTAAAACGAAGGTGCCCGGCGGCGGCAACCGTTCTATAGTGTCCGGCATCTGCTCCGCATTGTTCGTAATAGTAAGTCCCGCATGATATGCACGGCTGACCCGCGTCACGTTCGCGGATATAGGCATTAAATACCGCTTGTGCCTGCTTCAACCAATAACTACGCGGATTTAACTGCTTCCGCTTCCGGTTGCGTTCTTCCCGCTGGCTATCACGGCGTTTCTTCCGTTCCATAGCCTTCATAGCCTTCTCACGGTCGCGGCATAGCTGATCAAACTTCAGCTCTTCCAGACACTCATCACTGCACCACGTTTGATTGTGATATTTAGGCTCAAAAAAAACGCCGCAGCACTTGCAACGGCGTCTTATTGGTTTTTTAGGGTTCTGCATAAAAACCACCCCTATTATTTTTGATTCTCTGTTTCGTTCAGCCTTTCGGTGTGTCCGGCCCTTAGCCAATGATCTAAGCATTCGTTGCACTCGTTACAGCCTCCTTTCTTTGTGCTGCATACATTGCACATTGCACGCATGACGCTTTCTCGTTCATAGTCGTCATGCCATTGGTAATTATCAAAAGACATAATGCTCCCTCCCTTTAAGGTGATTTCTACGCATTTCAGCGCTGCCGGATTTTTAAAGAGCATTTCGTTTGCTTGAAGTATACAAAATGGATACACGTAAACAAGACGAAAAGCGCCATTATGTGACCTGTATCACACAATGACGCCATTTTGTAAACTTCAGTCCGGTAAAACGCGGTTGAGCGTAGTACGATTGATGGCCCGGTCGTTAGCCAGGAATACAGCACGGGCAAAGCCACGCGGCGTTAGTGAGCGGATCATCTTAGTGCGTTTCGACTTTCCTCCTAACTTAGCGTGCTGCTTACTGTCTTCCCATTCATCAGGCATTGGCACAGGCAGGAATAGCGGCTGATTAAATCCATTCCCGCACCAGATACAAGTTTTCTTCGTGTATGCGTCGCGGTCGGCGATGTATTCCGGGAAGGCAGGATGTTTGTCATCTTCAGGCAGGTAGCCACCGTAAGCGCACGGGTTGAAGATAAAATCCGGCTTACGCCATAACGTTGACAGCGCACCTACCGGATTTTCCACCATCCACGGGACGTGGTACATATCAGCAAGCGTTTCTACCAGTTTTGCGTTGTATGCCGCCTTCTGCTGGAAGTAAGGTTCTTTTTTCCGCTTATCAGCAAACCAGCGAGCGCCGGACACCGCAAGATCGTCGCACGGAGGAAAGCCCAGGATAATGTCAGGATCTGGATAAACAGACAATTCAGGGGAGAACATTACCAGGAAATGGCTGTCAATCCATACGTTGATATACTCAATGTTCGGATGAATGATTTTTGACGCCTTCATAATCGCCGTGATTAGCGCCATCATAGTTGAAGCAATAGCATTTATAACCAGCGTCGGCCCAATCTTTAACGGCGTATCCGCTGCCGTCGTACAGCGACCACACCACCCAATTTCTAAGTCCACTCTTTCCTACCCTCGAACGTAAAGTAGCGGCGCATGATGATAGTGATCACCGTTACCGCCGCCATTTTTGAGATGAATTGCATAGCTGATATTTCCGGCATGAATGCCATAAACGATAGCGTTGGGAAAATTAACGCATCGCCAATGGCGGACGCTATATTTGCAGGCCAGCGTTTAGAATCGAAATCACCAGGTAAAACCCGGTAAACGCCGCCAGAAATAAGCGCACCGGAAACAACCGCGACGAATGACGCGATCGCCACCATTCCGGCGTCGTAATTTATCAGCACCGTGATTGCGCCAGCGGCGGCGCATGTTGTAGCCGACCATTTAAGGCCGCCGTCATATAACAGAAAATCACGAATCATCATATTGACACACACTGCGGCTACCGTGGTGATCGGAATTACCCACGGGCCACAGTGGTTAACAATAAGATTGATGATCACGAAAACGGCGACATAAACGCAGGCTAATAACCTGTCAATTGTCACCCTTTTCATTTGGATCGTACCTCTTATCACGAATAGCTTCAGCTCTATCAAACTTCAAATCAAGTCGAGTTGAAATGCAACCACATTGAGGGTTAAGCATAGAAGGCGGCAATCCCTTACAACTGGTTATAGCTTCATCTTTTATTAATCCACCATTCAGCGGCATATCAAAAACAGCCTGTTTCTTTCTTTGTTCTTCCTCACGTTCCGTTAATATTTGCTCAGCTTTTAGCGCGTTATAGCTAATTAAATCAATTAGTGTGTCTGTCGGATCGCTGTTATTGCTCAAAATAGCCTCTAAACGCGCCTCCTTGAGACAAATTAGCAGATCCCATACATCAAGCGTGGTTAAATCTGCCCCCTTCTTAGCGTTGTAAATAGTGGCTATTTTTGGCGCTGATTTTTCCTCTTTTTTGTCGTAGCCGTTTTGCTTACCTCTTTGCTCTATGGTTTCTGATGCAAGTCTTAATAAATCTGCTGCCTTAGTCATTATTTGCGCCTCTCGCGTATAGCTCTTTACGTGTTATCTGCGTGAAAATACATTCATGTCTGCACCGTGGATGCCAGATCAAGAACAAGCTCCCTTTATTGTTTCCGCTTGCTGGTTTCCCTGTCGCGGCATTTATAAAAGCCAGCCGCCCGCGCGTAATTAATCGGCATTCGTTTGCCGTCTCCACGCCGTTCATAAACCAGTTAACAGAAATGTCAGCGGGCAATAACATTACACAGCCAATGTGATTTCGTTGATGTTCAAGCGCCGCCTTATCAACGAATGGCCCCGGATTAGAATATGGCGGATTCATCCAGACATACTCACCAGGCATCGCCACCGCTCCCCACGGATAATGGAGCGTGTCCATTTCTTCGGTTATATATCGCGGTATTAATGCGTTTGCCTTGTTTGCCGCCACATCCGCGACGAATTCGAATTCCAGATCCATTCCTCTAAAAACAGGTTTCGGCGTCTGCCATAGGTCTTTTATTTCTTTCGGCGTGTTGCTGCCGCCGTAATCATTTTTCATTACGCCCCCTTAGAAATAATCCTGATCAGTTCCCCATCGGTTGTTTAAATACCCCACCAGCCAGACAAAACGCTCGATACTGATTAGCGGGGCGACCTTGCGATAATGCTTGTCTAATATCAGCCGCGTGGCTTTATCGCTGTAGCCGTTCTTTTCCACCTCCGCTTTGCAGGCCGAAAGCGCCGCGCGGGCGGCAGTTTTTACGGCGTTAAATTGCGGCTCTGACATATTGAATAAAGCCATAGGATCACCATGTATCATCCCAATCCGGCGCGGCAGTCAAGCAAAAACCAATGAATGCGCTCACAGCCAATAAAGCGCGGGCTGCAAAAAGAATATTCCCAATGTCGTTAAATTCAGGCAGCGACCACGTAATAAACATACCCCCCAGCATAATAACACCGATAACAGTCAGGGCCGCCAGGAAAACAAAAAGCGTAGCCAAAAGCCACGCCCCCCAACCAGTTAAAAAAGCTCTTAAGCATTTTAAACGTCCTCAATTACCCCGCCTTTCACGCGCTCTTTAATATCCCATACGTGAGGCTTGCACATTTCTTGATAGTAGTGATCCGGCCTGCTGCCGAAATACCATTTGCCATCCATATAAAAATAAACGCCAGAAAAATTTCCTGGTGCTGCCTTTGTCGCTGCTTCTGGAATTTTCCATTCTTTATAGTGTTTAAACTTCATGAGCTTTTAAATAACCTCTTCTGAATGCTTTGATGTAAAGTCCTAGCCTTCTTATATGCTGAACGCCATCAATGAGGCGCACTAAATAAATCGCCCCGTTTGCGTCAGATACAAAACTACAACCAAAACCAATGCCTACTAACTTCAGGTTTTCAGGTATTCTATAATCAGTTTCCTGTTCCATGCCTCACCTCATATGGTATTCAATAAACCACCTAATAAACAGGCATAAGGCAATAAAACACCAGCAACAGCACATATAAAACAATGTGTCGTCCATAATTAAGCCTCAATAACACCATAATCAAACGTGCCTAAATACTGTTCGATACTTACAACCTCAATACCATCAATGCACCGTTTCTACACAGACACCCTGCTTTCATTTTCCCGGAAGTGCATATTAGAAAGCACTTCATCGGCTGGATAGCCTTTCCCAGCGACGTAGGCATCGAGACCTACTCCACCCTCAACACAATAAAGCATTAATTCGCTGGCCATCTTGTTTTCCTCCGCGCCGTAAACCTTTTGATTTCAGTTCACAAAACGGATTCGCGATCACAACACAAAATGTATTTTTATGTGATCGCCATCACTATGTTAATGAAGTACGCGTTTTTCATGTTCTGGCATTGGCTGTGCGTCTTTCCGCGCGTCATTAAGCACGGCTACAGCCGCCTGCACACCGAAATCATTTGCACGCATATCATTGCCAACCATTTCGCCGTAAAATAATGGCATAAGATGTTTAACATCTTCTTCTTCGTAGCCATCATCAATGAATTTCTGTAATAAATTAACCTCAAATAGTTTTTTCATAATGCCGCGCATAGAATACAGCGCAACGCTACCCATATGATTTTCATCTAACGGGAAAATAACAGCACTTCCGAACGCCAGTGGGTCAACTTCTTCCGGCACTGGTACGCGACCATATTCTTCTTCCATTCGTTTTACGAAAGTAAGGCAGAAGACATAACGAGCTACAGCCGTTTTTTCTTCAGCACTTAAAGACACATAATCGCGGATCAACGCATCCATCATAATATCAACAATCTGTAATGCCAGATTCAAATCAGCGTCATACTTGCCAGCTTCCATATCTTTCAATACTTCGTGATAATCTTTAATTTCCACTTTATGAAAACTTGCGTCTTCAGTGTAGCGAGTGATTAACATGCCTTCGCTGTCGAGTGAATAAGCTGTTTTGATGTCGTTCATGATATTTATCCTTATAACGGGTGATGCCAGCGCATTTCAGTTTCTGAATTAAACGGGATACCTTCTCTTGAAAGGAATAAATCACGCTCCCGCTTCAGTTCTTCCGGGCTTATTTCTATTTCATCAATCTGACCGAACGATCCCGGCATCATTCGTTTTAAATCAGATAGCGGACGCATAAGGCAGCAACCACGTAACAGCATATCGACCGCGAATTGTCGCCGACCGCCAGCGTCATTGAATCGCCTCGAATAAGGCACAACCACGATCCTGCGTTCGAATTCAATAAATAGCGATAGCTTGTTTGTGTTAGCGTCATACGCTTTATAGAATTTAATTTTCATCCCAGCACCTCTACATATTGTTCAAGATGCCATTGGCCCACCTCTTCGTAATCTTCATCGAATATTGTTACCTGACCACCAGGGCCGAAATAAAACTCAGTAGCAATAAATTCATAACTGAACCACGCGCGGAGTTTTTCGCCGCCTTTCAGGTGCTTTACCTTCACTAATTTTATAGCCATACGCCAAACATCCCATTCAGACCAGCGAACAACCGCCGCCAGTGGTTTTCAACATAAGCCCGGAACGGCTTAACGCGAACATTGCGGGCCTTCAGTTCAATCTTGTCGAAGAAACGCGGCTCTATAATTGTTCCGTCCAGATATTTAACCAGGATCGGGCGCTCAAGATCGTTATATGTCTTGTTCAGCACAACCAGACCAGGGTCACTACGATATTCAGGCAAAACAACAAGATCGCCCTCTTTTACATTCCAAGTAACCATCACATCACCACCTTACCAATAAAAGCCAATACCGCAGCAAGTGCTCCGCAAAATACAATCGTAAACAGGAAACAAATAACGCAAAACGCGACCGTCACAATATCCTTACCGACTTTCATGATTAACCTCACATATTAGTAATCAGTTTTATGATCGCTACCGCGATATAAAGCGAAGCGGCAAGATAAGCAACCGCTATTGCAACCCCTGCGGCTAACGCTGCTATTTTTATCATGTTCATTTTTCAGCCTCCGCAATGAATTTATCCAGCCATTTGTTATTTGCCAGGCGTTCTGAGTCTTCGCCAAATGATTTACGATCGCTTAATTCCTGGCGCGTTGGGAAATTCCAGTGGTCATGCCATCCAGCCGATGTTTCGAATTCATACAAGCCGCCGCTAAAAGTAACAAGCTCATCAGCACCGTCCGGCATTTCCTTATCAACTTCTTTACCTTCGATCATGATTAATACCTCATTAATCGTTAATAACCTGGCCCATACGCCCGCGATATTTGCGCATACGTGGATCGACATATTCAGGCCAATGCATATCCGGTTTTCTTTGCAGTGGGTAAAAACTTGCCTGCCAGTTGTCGAACCATATTTGCTTTGCGTACAGGTCACTAAATCTTTTTGCCATCCGATCCGCTGCCGTGCCGCATAAAAAAAGCCCGCGATCGATTTGATCACGGGCTTCTTTTAATACTTGCTCTTTTGTTCGTGGTTGCGGTGGCGGTTTTAGATAATCACTCATCGCTAACACATTGATTCTAAAAAGGAATATCGTCGTCAAAGTCCATCGGAGGCGGATTATTCCCGTTATTATTCTGCTGCTGCGGCGGCGCTTTCTGCTGCTGTCCTTGCTGCTGGCCTTGTTGGTTAACATTCATGAATTCAAATTCGTTAACCGCCACTTCTACCGCAGTCCACTTCGTGCCGTCGTTCCGGTCATATTGCCGAACATCCAGGCGACCGCTTACCACTATTTTTCCACCCTTGCGGATATGTGGCGCTAATTTTTCCGCACGCTCGCCAAATACCAGACAAGTGATCCACATTACCCGCTTATTATCACCGTAGCCATTCGTTACAGCTAACGGGAAGCTACCGATCGCTTTACCGCTTTGCGTGTAGCGGACTTCCATGTCATTTCCGATATTCCCGCCCAGCGTAATTGAATTTAAGCTCATTAACCCATCTCCCCGTTAAGCTCTGATTTTCTGATCTGGTATACATCGCTCGCTTTCTGTCGTTGCTCTGAGTTTTCAGGTAATAACTTCCAGCATTTAGCAAAAATATCTTTAAGCGCTTTTTCGTCCTGCGCTTTCGCTGCCGCATCACAGAAACGTGCTAATACTTCATCAGGATTTGGCGGCGCTTTCTGCTGCTGCGGTTGTTGTTTTGGTGGGTTTTTCTGTTGTCGCGGCTGCTGGCCTGTCTGCTTCGCGTAATCATCAGTATCAGGATCGCGAGCATCATCTATGCAGAATAAACCGTTCAAAGCATATTTCCGCGCGTAACTTGATGTTGCTCCTGTTAGCTGGCTGGCGTCCATACCCTTCTTGCTTTCTTCCTCCCTGGCATAAGCAGTTACCGCTATTACGTCTTCACCGTCGCTTAGCGTCGCCGTGGCTTTCACATAATAGCGATTGCCGATCAGGACAATTTCATCACTAACAGTCAGTGTGATATTTTGAAGCAGTGGTTTAACCGCCTCTAAAATATCCTCCGCAGACCTGTAATTATAGCCACCGAAGTTATTACGCTGATTTTTCGGCGCATTCAGCGTTTGCTGAATCGTCCATAGTTTTTTATGTAACTCTGTTTTCACCCTTTAATCTCCTTCGCTGTTAACACTATGTATAAGGCTTTATTCGCGGCGCTCCACATTTCGGCATCATGAAGCATTTCCGCTACCGCCAGTTTGAATTGAAGCGCCAGAATAACCATAATGTCACCTCCGAACGTTTACATTTTGTATTAATGGTAGCGGACTTTATCCAGGGGTTTTTCCCCTAAATGGCGTGGTTGCGTTGCGTGGTAGTAGCTGCCGCTTTCATTTTCCGTATACCATTTTACTGATCCTTTGCGACGTTCTTTAATGCTATTTGGTTTGCATCTTTCCTCGTTTGCAAATCGAATAGCTTTATCCACATTGTCTGTTTTATTGATTGCAGGTGATGATTTTCTTTCGTTTTCTCTTTTTATCCTTCTGCGTTCCCTGGCATTCATTTTGCTATCACATTTGCCATATATAATTGTAACGCTCATAATCTGATCTCCGTATATCCTTGATAAAAATTAATAAAAATCATCTTCGTTAATTGCCGCACTTCCAGCGGCTGACCAGATTGTTAATGAGCGGCTTAACATCTTTCAACTAATCCCGCAATCATCGCCGTTCCCGGCGTGACCTTGCTCACTCCAAGCAAGCTGACTCGTCGCCTTGCGTGCGGTTTCGTGGGGGATGTAACGCTTTAAACACCCCATGCGCCTTGTTATCAGTGCCGCTTTCGGTCCCCCATCGGGGAGTTACTCCACGGTTGACAAGGTGTTAAGCCTGATTTTTAAAGTGCCAGGAAGTTGCTTTTGTTACCTGCGACCTTCCTTTGACTCGCAATATACGCCCCGTAAAACATCGAGTCAATCCATTTTGTATACTTTTTTAAAATATTTTATATGCTATTGATATTTAAACAATAAATAACGTTTTCTGTTTACGTTTTGGCGTTTTCCAGGCAAAGAAAAGCCGCCATCCGGCGGCTAATGTTTATGGCAGGTTTACGATCTTCGCATCAACCACCACGCCTATAATTTTTGATTCTGGATTCATAGGGATTGGCGGATACAGCGGATTGAGCGAACGTAAAAGCCTTTGACCTCCATCAATAATCAACTGTTTAAACGTCGGTATCTGCCATTCCTCAAGCTGGGCTATAACCAGTTTGCCGTCAATAGCTGGCGCGTGCGGGTCAACAAGTATCATCGTCCCCGCCGGGATGCTCAACCCCTGCGGCGCGTTCATTGATTCACCTTTGGCAACCAGCCAGTAACTGTCATCTGAACAAATAACGCTAGTCGTAACGTGTCGTAATGCTGAACGCCTTGCGTCATCCATATTGTTTACTGTGTCCTTCCAGTCAATAACCGGGTAACTACCTAAATCACGCGGCGGCACAGCCTGAAGTGTATTAGAAACAGAATCATCAATGACCATACCATCATGTGTAACAGTGAACTGCCGACGACCAAGCTCTCGCATAATCCGCGCAATATCTTCAAGATTTGGCTCGCGGCGACCGTTCAGCCAGTGTGACAGGTCGCCTTTAGTTATCCCCATGCGATCCGCTAGTGAATCCTGGCTCATGCCCTGCGCCCGCATGAGCTGCTTTGCTAAGTCATACCATTTTGTTTTCATGTCGCTACCCTATAACCTCAAAAAAGTTTGATGCAAGTCACAAAACGTGTATTTTAAGCCTTGATCTTAAAATTCCATTTTGTAAACTTGCAGACAAGGTAAGGCCATACTTGCAAAGACGCAAGGAAAAAGATAACGGAAGGCACAAAAAGGCACTTACCTTAAGCTCTTTAAAAATCCGGTGTCGCTGCGAAGCGAAAAACAAATATCACGCAACGGCGGGATCTGTTGAGCGGTCAGTCACTGCTATCTAATGCTAATGGGATGCCCGCCCGCGCGTTCACTCTAACCATAGGAGAAAACACGATGAGTATGCACATGATGAATGAAGTATGGAACGTAAAACTTAACAGCCCGATTCAAAAACTTGTCTTAATGGCTCTGGCTGAAAAGGCAGATAACAAAGGACGGGTACATGATGCATCACGCAAAGAAGTAGCCGCAATGTGTGAACTTCCTGTTCATACGGTACATGATGCTTTCGCCGCGTTAATGGATAAAGGATTTGTTTGTCGTCTTGATGCATTCAGTGATGTCTATGTAGTGATGTTGCCGGAGGGATGATCTATGAAGTGGTTTAAGCATGACAGCGATGCGAACCGCGATGAAAAACTTCAAAACGTTTTGTTAGATTATGGCCTGGAAGGGTACGGGCTTTATTGGTATTGCCTAGAGCTAATAACTTATGACGTAGATCAGCACAATCTAACTTTTGACCTACGACATGACGCAAGAATAATTGCGCGAAACGTCGGATCTACTGAAAAACGTATAGAAGAAATGATGAAATACTTCATCGAAATTGGTTTGTTTGAATGTTCTCAAGGCCACATAACTTGTTTAAAGTTATTGAAAAGGCTGGACCAATCAATGACTTCTAAAAGCGCTTACAGGGCCGCCATAAACACAGCGAAGGAGCAATTAAAATTAGAAAAGTTAATCAATCCAACACAAAAAGGTCATGATAGGGTCATGACCGGGTCAGGAAAGGGTCATGAATTAGAATTAGAAGTAGAAAAAGAAAGAGAAAAAGATATATACACTTCGTGTATTGTCGAAAATGAACAAAAAATGGTCAATCAGGATGGCGTAAACGAAGCGGCATTGCGTTGCCTTGCCTTCTACAACGACAAGGCAGGATGCAAATGTCGTGATGCTAAGCCATTCGTAGAACTACTGACAGAAACAAAAACACGTAAAGCGTATACGGAGAATGAGATCACGTTAGTAATTGAGTGGGCTTTAACCCAATGGCGTAGCCGTGGTGGAGTACCTAAGCCTATCAACATTTGCCGGGTAACTAAATTTGATGGGTATCTGACTGATGCTGAACAATGGCGCAAACTGTCAGCCACTGTAAACGCTGCCGACGTGGTGGAAGCATTTAACAGCACGTTTGACGGCCTGTTACCACCTGCCGAACTGGATCGGGATCTTGAACGCAAGATCTATGCGTTCACTGACTACCTGAAAGACAAAAGCATTAACGGCTTTGTCGCCTACTTCGAAACGTTCAAAAACACGGCTTCAGATTTTTACTTCGGCGATGGCTTCACCGCGACACTTGATTTCCTGCTTAAACCAAAAACGCTACGTGATACGCGCGCTGGCGTTCTTTGACCAATCACGATCCGCAAAAATCCAAAATTACCCACAAAACAACCTCACCAGCGAGCTAAATCGCATGTGGTGCTACACTTGCTTACCTTTTTGCGATTAGCTCGTTATAGAGCGTTACAGAGAGGATTTTAAAATGGACGGTAAACACGTTTTCGCCCTGGCTTTTGCCATCGCTGCGGCAATCGATGTTAACGTCGCCTTGTTCGGCGGTCTGTACCTGCTAATCAATCCATAACCTACCTACCATTCTGTAAATCGAAAATTAGCCACCTGATGGCGCCTCTGACGCAATAAGACACTGCAACCCGTGCAAATGGGTTACGCGGTGGTTTTTTGCATTGTAGCGCGTCTGAGGCGTTTTAAGGAGTTGGAACGATGCGCAAGTTAACACACGAAGAACACATCACAGATATAGCCAAAGTTAACACTTATGTTGAAGTATTGGGAAAAATTAAGAACCATAGAGATAAAGTCCCGTGCCGCTGCAAGATCTGTAGTCATGAGTGGTCTGCCAGGCCTTGCAACCTTAAAAGCGGGTACGGCTGTCCAAAATGCGCGAAATACGGTTTCCTTCGTCATGAGTATGGCAAACTTTACATCATGGTTGATGATCTGGAAGTGCCTACACAAATGAAAATTGGGGTAAGTGTTCAGGAAAATAAACGAAGAAACGAGATATTAAAAAGCGCACATAAAGCAGGCGTTAGAATTCCTAATTTGCATATCGTGAAAACGTTAGAAGGGCCAACCGAAAATATACATGAACTAGAAAACACGATGCATAAGGCTTTTAGCAATTATAAAATTAACTTTCCTGTAAAATTTGATGGTAGCAATGAGTTTTTTATTACAGGCCGGAAGTATTCGACATGGTAGAAGAAGCATTTAAAGAGATTGTTTGCTGCCAATGAATATACAAAATGTAAAACCTGAGGATATAACATTATGTGTCAAAGAAAGATTAGTGATGAACAGCTAATCACTGAACATAACAACGGTCTAACGTATAAACAGATCGCCGAAAAATACGGAATGGCAAAACGCAACGTCGAACGCCTGGGCGCACGGTTGGCGAAACGCGGTTTAATATCCACGCGTCGCGCGCCGGGTTTTGGCGTCAATGGTGAGTCATTGCTCGTCGATAAGGATGGCAATGTGATTATGCGCTGGATTAAAACAGCCCGTGATCGCGATGAAATGGAAAGGCTAATGCAATCTGCTTGTGACGCCTTCACGGAAGAAATACCCCGCGCGGAGTCCGTGCCAGTGCCGGAAATTGATTTCCAAAAAAGCCTGGCCCTTTATCCGGTATTTGATCTGCATATCGGGGCGCTTGCTCATAAAGCTGAATGCGGCGATAGCTACGACACCGGGATCGCTGAGCGCGTGCTAAATGATTTCTTCGACTACGCGGTAGGCGCTGCACCGATGTCTGAAAAAGCTGTTTTGCTGTTAGGAGGGGATGTGCTCCACACTGACGGACTGTTACCAGTGACGCCATCAAGTAATCACGTTTTGGATTGTGATTCACGCTACGCAAAACTTGTTTACGTGGCGATCCGGTCGGTCAGGCGTGCTGTAGGTAAGATGTTGTTGAATCATAAGGATGTAGAAATTCAGGTGTTATCAGGTAATCACGACCAGTCAGGAATGATCTGGCTACGTGCGGCGCTGAAGGCTTTTTACGAAGATGAACCGCGCGTTACTGTTGATGTGTCACCTGCCATCGTCCACCACACACAGTACGGCAAAACATTCCTTGCATATCATCACGGTCATACTATCAAAAAACCTGACAATTTGTTGTCTGCCTGCGTCTCTGACTGGCGAGAAGACTTTGGCAAGTCTGCGGCGGTTTACGCTCATTGCGGGCACTGGCATCATCAACGGCTAATTGAATCATCGTTAGGCGTTGTTGAGTATCACGGCACGTTAGCGGGTAAAGACGCTTACTCAACTAATGGCGGCTGGCGGTCACGTCGTATGGCAGCGGTGATTATTTACAGCCAGGATTATGGTGAGATCGGGCGCTTTGTTTATTACCCTGAATATTCCATTTTGTAAACCGGAGGTAATGACATAATGGTAACTGAGCAGATAAACTCACTACTGCAGGAACGTGAAGCGTCAGTTATCGGCGGGCTGCTATTAGGCGGCCTCACTCCTAACGCGCAAGATGTTCTCGCTACGCTAGATCCTGAAGTGTTCACTATTCCGCTGTATAAGCGGGCGTTTGAAATTATCCGGGCGCAAGCCAGAAACAGGAATCTTATCGACGCGTTATTGGTTGGTGATGAGATTGGTAATGAAAACTTTGTACCGCTAATGCAAACGGCGCGATCGTGCCCTTCTGCTGCCAACCTGAAGGGATATGCACAGCTACTACGTGAAGAGCACCAGCGGCGGCAGATGTTGGAACTCATCGACGATATGCGCTACAAACTGGAAACTGGGACACTTGAGGTCGTCAAAGAGACGATGAAAGATTTTGATTCCCGGTATTCAAAATTAAAGGTAACAAAAGATCAGATTATCCCGGTGCTGTTGCGCGATGCTGTCCAGGAATACACGGAAGTGCTAAGTAAACGCATGGAGTGTGGCGTGAACTCTGACAACATCAAAACAGGGATTGACCCACTCGACGAAATGTTAGGCGGCATTAACGCTACTGATCTGGTGCTTATCGCCGGACGCCCAGGGTCTGGTAAATCGGCGTTGGCGTTGGCAATTGCCCGCGCGGCTGCTGAACGCCAATACCCTGGCGGAGAAGGTCAGCGGGTCGGCGTTTTGTTGTTCACGCTTGAAATGTCGCTCGATCAGATGACTGAACGCGCTATCGCTGGCGCAGGGAACTTGTCAACGGATTGCTTACGTAATCCGGTAAAACTGGATGACGAAGGATGGGCGCACGTTGCCCAGGGAATGAACGCACTTGCTGATCTCGATGTGTGGATTGTTGATGCATCACAGTTAACTGTCGAGGAAATACGCGCCACAACTGAACGAATGAAGCAGGATTATCCCAACCTGGGTATGGTAATGATTGACTACATCGGGTTAATGAAGCTGGCTAAGGCAGAACGTCACGATCTCGCTGTAGGGCAATTGTCATGGTCGTTGAAGATGATGGCGAAAGAATTGCGCGTACCAGTGTTGGCACTGGCGCAATTATCCCGCCGCGTTGAGGAACGACCAAACAAGCGCCCGAACAATTCTGATCTGCGTGATTCCGGTAATCTTGAACAGGACGCAGACCGGATCATCATGGTCTACCGCGACGGGTACTATGATGAACAGTCTGTTGCCCGCGAATATATGGAGATCATTGTTTCGAAAAACCGTCACGGGAAAACGGGGACTGTTTACCAGCGGTTTGACGACAACGGCAACATCTTACCATGCGACCAGGCCCGCGCGGCGTCAGCTTGCATCCAGTCAATGCAACAACGTCCGTCTGCAAGCCGATTCTCACCACGAAACAACCAGAATAACGCATCTTTTTAATTAACTTGAGAAACGGCTTACCGGAAAGTTTACCGCTTTCTGGTGGCTGTTTTCGCGCTTAAATCGAGGCTAGAAACAATGAAAACCATTTATAAAACACAAATAGCGAAATTTTTACAGGATGCCACTGTTGCTGGTGAAGCAACAATTATTAAATCTATTCCAGGTCCTGAAATCGAGATCGTTAATAGTTTGCGTGATATGGTTTCTGACGGCGCTATTATTCCTGTTGAAATGGGAGTGCCGCGATTATCATATTGCTTGAAGTCAGTGCGCGAAATGGCAATAAAAAAAATCATGCCTTTATTTCTGAATAGTAGCGATTATTTTTCTGCTGAGGATGTTAAAAAAGAATTAAAACTCGAAATAAAACAGAGGAAAATTTGTCGGGTTTTAAAGATGTTAGGCAGTGAAAATTTATTAACAGTTAATAAATTTGATGGGAAATACTTTTTTAGATCAGCTCGCTTCTATGGTTGTTCGAGTCCTATCGTATTTGAATTTAACAACCGCCTGAATGAATACCGGAAAAATAACGGCCTGCTGCCGGATAAACCAGTATTTGAGATCGAAAAACTTAACGGTGAAACGGGGTTGGAATTATGAGACTGGTAATCTTTTATTCAGTTGAAACGTTTATTGACGATACGCGCGTTTATTATCCGTGGGAAGGATACGACGCAAAGGTGTATACACCGCCACTGATGCGGAAATATAAACACGTAAAATTTAACCGGGTTTTTGTACCAATGCGTGATGCACTGCAGGCGCTGCGCGGTGAATTACGAAACACAATGCGTATTGTGTGAGGTGGCGTTATGGATAAGGAATTAGATTTAACAGTTGAAGACCTGAGCACGATTGCGGAATACATGCGCGACGATGATCCTGATCGTCCTGTCGTCGTTGATATGAAAAAACTAAAAAAACGACCATATGGCTAGTTCAAGGCTCATTTCTTTATGGGCGATCATGTATGCGCGGGCGCAATGGAAAAATAGCAACGGTGTATTATGAGGCAAATTAGATTTGAGATAGTCAACGACGCCGTGAAAGAAAATGCTATCAGGCAGATAAGGGAAATACAGCCTGATAGCAAAAGCCCGCTGATAATCACCATCCAGGAGAAAACCCGCTCGCTAAGCCAAAATAGCCTTCTATGGGCGTTGCTAACCGACATTAGTGATCAGGTTAATTGGTACGGTAAGAGGCTGTCGCCGGAAGACTGGAAGGCGGTATTCACTGCCGGGCTTAAGAAATATGGCGTTGTCCCTAACCTGGACAAATCAGGCTTTGTTGTGCTGGGAACATCAACCAGCCGGATGAGTAAAGCGGAATTTAGCGAATTAATCGAACTGATCTACTCGTTCGGTGCTGAACATAATGTTCAATGGTCAGGTGATACGAAATTAAACGAGGAATTTATAAAACGCTGGGGGCAATAATGGCTAGTTATTACATGGCTAAACCTACAGGCATTTTGTATAAGGTTGATGGCGAATACGTTTATTACTTTCACAACCAGGCGCGTGAGTGGCGATTGTGTCACGCGCACTTTAAGCACGAAATAGAAAATCATCCTGAATATTTTATTAAGGTTGACAATGTAACAGTGGCGTAATTGAGGATAAACAAAATGAGTGAATCAAGAGTAATTGGCATAATTCGTCATCGCACTAACCCTGATGTTTACCCATCGTTTGAGGTAACAACATGCCGCACGGAATACAATTTTGGATCATGCTATTTAGTTGGCGTCCGCGCTGATACTCGCGGCACTTATTCAGTTATGGCGGCAAGCTGGAAATTTGATAAATACGCTAATTTATCTAACAAGGATGATGACGGCATGAATAAAGAAAGTGAAATTATTGATGGATTAATCGAAGATGAACGCCGTGACTGCGAAACACAACAAGAAAAAACGGAATGGGTCGTAGGTGATAAGCCTCCTGTTAATGTGTGGCTTGATTGCGTAGGTTTGACAAGTGGAACTATTCTTGATGTCGTCAGGTTTAAATATGTTGGTGATAAATGGGCTATATGTGAAAGCAAGGAAGATTTTTGTGGCGAGAGGCCGCTATCATGGACAACATGCTCTTTCAAGCTGCATATAGATCCGAAAGAAAAGGCACTTGCTGAAATCGCGCTTGCACTTGCTGTCAATGTTATGGGTGAAGACGCGGCAAAAGAGATTGACTTTAACCACGACAATGATTTTTCGTGCGATTATCGCAATATGGCGCAAGCTATTATTGATGGATGTATCGGACACGTTGAATACACGGGGGATAAATAATGGATAAAACCGGGACAATCCTTCTTAGTCGCCCTGCCATCTGCCGGATGCTTGGGGGAATTAGCAGGGGAACGTTTTACTTATGGCGTAAAAAATGGGAACGGAACGGAACTCCGTTCCCCGACCCGGTTGACGTACTTGGGACCGGGCGTGGCGTTATGTACCGCTATCAGGACGTAATGCAGTTCTTTGATCGGATTGGTTTAACGTCAGCCAAAGATAACACATAATCAGCAAACTTATTTAGTGCCTCCTTTTGTTCATCAAGATAATCATATTTGTCGTACACCGCCAGTATTCCCCTTAATGAATGGCCTAAGATCTTTTCTGCAATATGTACCGGAACACCTATAGCTGAAAGGTGTGTCCGGCACGTCCTGCGGAGGTCGTGACAGGACCATGATTTACCGCCCATCCTTTTACGCACGAATATTGCAGCTACTTTTATCACTGATACGTTTACTGGCCTGTTGCCGCCGTTAATCACTGGCGGGAATACATAATCATACTCATGGGAGGTTAAAACCTCCCTGAGCATTTTTATCGACAAGTCAGATAATCCCCGCCTGATTTCACTTCTTGTCTTCGCCACCGCCGCCGGAACGGTCCATACACCGTTGTCCAGATCTAGGTGTTCCCTTCTCATTTTCTGCAATTCACCAACCCTGCACCCGGTTAGCAATAATAGCTTTAAGGCTATTTTGTTCTGCGGATAGATCTGCGAACTGTCTACCGTGCGCCAGAAGTGGCCTATCTCCTCACATGAAAGGTAACGCTCCCCCCACCGCATAATGCTCGCCAACGTCAGCTACACGGATATTGTTTATCGCCGTGTTAGTCATTAGCCCACGCCTGATTGCGCTGTTAACGATGATTTTCATTCGCTTCAATATCAAACCAGCCGTAACCGCGTGACCCGCCGCAGTGATCTCGCCAAATATATCCATCCACTGTTTTGTCGTTACGTCGTCAGCTATGTAGTCGCCGTACTTGTTGACTACGTGGCGCATCAATGCGCTTTTGACTTCTTTATATGCCACCAGCTTAATGACGTTCGGCAGGGATAGATAGTCTTCCACTACGTCGGATATAGATCGCTTGCCCTGCTCAAAGGCTATGGCCTGCTTTACGCACAGTGCCGGATTCTTCCCTTTCGTAAGCAACTCCCTGTATTCAGACACCGCATAGCGGGCGTCTTTCAGACTCATTTTCCCGTATTCACCGATCTTCATTCGCACTGGCTTACCGTTGAATCTGTAACGGTACTGGAAAGTAATTTTCCCTTTTGGGTTTATCCTGGCTGACAGGCCATCACGATCAGCTATCTCGCTTGGACCGTCGTATGGCTTGTTGGCGATGGCCCTTAACCTGGTATCCGTAAGCATGTTGCCCCCCCATTTTTGGTCACGTTTTGGTACACAGTTTTTGTTGTACGGATATTAACAGTATTGTACGGAATTAGAAACGTGATGCCGGGTTTTGGTTACAACTTTATGATTTTTAAGTGATTTTATTGACGTGATTGAACGGAGTTAAACGCCTTTAAACATAGTGCGCTGGTCCTGTCTGGAATGATTAGTGTAACGAATAATCATTTATAAAACATAATGTTATGTTGTTTTTGATTTTAGTTTTTGATATTTGGTCACTATTTGGTACACAAAAAGAAACGAGGCGTTAGCCTCGTTTCTCGGCGATGCTTTCAACATCACCATGCTATCACTGCCGCATCATTAAGCCCATGCGCGGACGCCTGGATCTGGAACGATGAAAGGCTCAAGCTGAGAAATATCAACATCGTCACCAGTTATACGCACGTTGACGTAATAACCTTTTTTTCCAATAAGTACAGGTGTCTCGCTTTCTGGATCGTCGAATACAAGGACAAAACCGATATCATCAATAAACACGGTTGACCAATTGGCATCCAGCCAGCCGCTATTAATCACAATGTCGTTGTATTGCTGTTTGTCAGTAAATTGCAAGCTAACGTCTTTCATGTTAACCACCTTAAACAATTTCGCTTAATTGCGCATCAGTTAATGCCTTATGCCATACTCGAAAATTTCTAACATGACCAAATAAATGACGTTGTCCTGTCGTTGTCTGACCACCGATACGAATAGTTGCGGAGCTTTGAATATAAGTCCAGGTTGTTTTTGTTTCGCTGCTTAACTTACCGTTACTGACTACACATGTGGACCGTTCGGACTTTACCCGCATACCAATAAGCA